ATCTCGCTCAACGCGCGCGACGATGGGACGCAGATGGTGTTCTACGTGGCGAAGAACCGCTTGGGCTCATCGCGAAAGACCGTGGGTCCGCTGCCCGTGGAGTGGGAGCGGGCGCGCATCGCGCCGCTCAACGAGTACGAAGCGCCCGCGGCGCCCGTGAAGCCAACGAGCGAGGAGGCATTCTGATGTGGCACGACCGAAGCGATGCTGGGGTCCGCACGCGGACCAACATGCGGAAGGCTGCCGTCCATCTCGACCGCTGTGCCGCTGGATGCGCGGACGCAAGGCTAACCAGGCGGTGTGCTGCTGCCCTGCCTACCACTTCCCGCACCGCGCCGGGTCTGGCCTGTGCGGGCACCCAGAACGCTTCATGCAGGCTATCGGAGGACCAACGGATGATGACGTTCCGCCATTCTGATGGAGGTTCGCATGGGGTATGACGAGCAGCGAATTCTCGCAGCGGTGCTCGGCAAGGTGCCGAACAAGCGCGGGTGGGTGGGAGGCACGTGCCCGCTGTGCGAGGAGCGAACGGGGAAGGCAGACCGCAAGCGGTCGCTCGGAGTGAACGTCGCGACGTCTACCTACCACTGCTTCAAGTGCGGCGCGCAGGGGCGCATCTACGACATCGAGAGTGCGTTCGCGTATGCTGCGGACTACGCGGAGGACGCGCAGAAGCAGGCGCCGGAGCCAATCACGCCACCGGAGCACTTCTACCCGTTGGAGTGGGAACGTAACACGTCGTGCTTGCAGCCAGCTTGGGAGTACCTGCGAACTCGGCACATCACGTACGAGGAGGTGTGTGACCTCCACATCGGCGCCTGCCCGGTTGGCAAGTGCGCTGGTCGTGTCGTGGTTCCGGTGTTCGATGCTGGCGGGCGATGGGAATGGTGGGTCGCCCGCGCTTGGGTGCCCAAGGCAGAGAAGCCATACATGTACCCGTCTGGCGCCCGCGGAGGTCTGCTGTTCAACGAGCGCGTCATCGACATAGCTACCGATGAGCCCGCGCTTGTGGTGGAGGGCGTGTTCGACGCCATCCCGCACCTCCCCGACGTCGTAGCTTGCCTCGGCAAGCCGAACGACGCGCACATGGAGCGCCTCGCGCGGTCGCGGCGCCCGGTCGTGTTTGCGCTCGACGGTGATGCATGGGAGGAAGCGCTTGGCGCTTGCCTTCGGTTGCGGATGGACGGGGTGCCGACAGGCGCCATTCGGCTTCCGCCACGAACCGACCCGCACGTAACAGACCGTGGCGCGCTGCGCTCTGCTGCGCGGCGCGCCTTGCTCGAATGGTCCAGCGTTGGGCTGGAATGAAACAACCCGCACAGGAGACACGATGAACCAGCAAGCGAAGTTCAACATCACGGATTGGGGCGGAACCGCAGAGGTCCTCGGTTACGAGAGGCGCTTCGGTTTTCGCGCCAACAAGGGGCGCCTCGCGCTCTACGGTCTTGGCGAAGAAGAGGCCAAGCTCGTTCTCGCGACGCTTTGCCTCGGTGGACCAGCGGCACTCGGCGTGACTGGCGACCGGGACGCGAAGGACCGCGCCTATGAGGAGGCGTCGAAGGCTGCCGAGACCGCGCCTATCCACGTTCCGCCACCCATTCCGGTGCCCGGCGCGCCTGAGCCCGTGGTTGCCGCTACGTTGGTTGCGGCGCCCGCTGTGGAGCCCAAGCCGGAGCCCGCTCCAGAACCCGCGCCTGTGGCAGAAGCACCCAAGCGTCGGGCGACGCGCAAGCGCCCGGAGGCATCTGCACCGCAAGAGCCGCAGGCCAAGCCAACGGAGGCGCTCCCTCCGTGCCCAGCGTGCGGGAAGGAGCTGCATCTTCGGCCAGATGGTGGTGTGGTTTGTTTCAACAACCATTGCTGGCTCACGCTGGCCGACCTCATGGCTGGCGTAGAGGCGATGTCCAAGGCGGACTTCGACGCCAAGAAGAAGGGCAATGGGACCGCCGCTGGCCCGGTGCTCCCCGGCGAACCCGACCCGTGGCAGCTCGCCCCTCCGGGAGAGGCGGTGGACGCTCCGCCCAAGCCGAAAACCGGCGCATTGGACGCCACGGTGCTGGCTGAACTGAAGAAGGCTGCGCGGCTTGGCGAAGTGCTCGGCAAGCTCATCGACAGTGGCGTGACGAGCGCTAGCGACCTTGTGGCGCTTTGCTCGGACATCAAGGCGGAGGTGCCGGTGCTGAGCCGAATCCCCGACTTGGAGACGCGCATCCCGCGAACCCTCGAAGTCATGGGTCACACGGGATGAAGCGCATCGCACTCTACGATGGCACCCCACAAGCCGAGGTTGAGCGTGTCGCGCCGCTCGAACAGGATAAGGCATGTCGTCGCTGTTCTCTTTGGGAGGGCGCGCGCTCCGTGTGCGTCGGGGGAGAGGTCATCGCGAGCGCGGACCACGCTGGAGGGGTGCTCATCGTAGGGGAAGCGCCTGGTCGTGAGGAAGACGTCCGCGGGCGCCCGTTTGTTGGTCCGAGCGGGACGCTGCTGCGGCAGGTCGTGGCGCAGCATTGGGCGGGTCCGGTAGTGCTCGACAACGCGCTTCGGTGCTATCCGGGAACCGGGGTCGAGGTGAAGGACAAGCACGTCGCCGCGTGCCGAGGCTATCTCGCTCAGACCATTCTGGAGGCGCAACCTCGGCGGATTGTCACGGTCGGGGCGACTGCTGCCCAAGCGGTGCTTGGGAGGTCCGTGTCGCCACTGAGCACGCGGCGCGGGTTCGGATTCCTCACGAGCCCGGACATGACTCCTCCGCTCGGATTGCCTGTTCCCGTGTTCATGGTCGTGCACCCGGCTGCTGCCCTGCGCAACCGCTTCGTGCGCCGCTGGTTCGAGGCGGACATGGCCTGGGCATTGACGGTCAACGTGCCAGACCCGGTGTGGGATGCGCCCGCTTGGCTGGTGGAGAACGAGGACGACGCCCGTGCCGCGGTCGCAGCGCTACGAACGTGCGAGTGGGCAGCGTTCGACGTGGAGACGGCTGGGTGCATGTTCGACCCGTCGTTCCGTGTGCTGTGCGTGTCGTTGTGCGGGCGCGGGCGCGATGATGCCTACGTTTGGACGAAGGACGGGCTTGCCAACCCAGCAGCACGCGGAGTGCTGCTGGACTACATGCGAGACGAAAACGCGCCCAAGGCAGGCCAGAATGTGAAGTTCGATTGCGTGGCGTTCTTCGCGGCGTATGGCGTGATGCCTCGCGGGGTCGCGCTCGACTCGCGCCTCATGCGAAAGCTCCTGGAGAGCGACGCAGACGGGCGCCTTGCCGCGATGGCGGAGCTTGTCGGGCTTGGCGGGCACAAGGAGGAGGCAGAGACGGCGAAGGCAAACGCGGTCAAGATGGTCAACAAGGCGCTGCGTGCAGTGCGCAAGACGAACCCGGACGCCTACGAACTCGCAGAGTTCCGTGACCCGCCAGAGGACGCGCCAGCGCTTGACCGCATGGTCGCGTCTGGCGAGCACGAGACGGACAAGTGGTCCTTTGCTTTCATCCCGAATCGCACGCTGTACCGCTACAACGCGCGCGATAGCGTGACCACGGCGCGCCTATGCGAGATGATGTGGCGCGCGCTCGATGCCGAGCCAGACTTGCGTCGCACGTGGCACCGGCTTGTGCGCCCGGCTTCGGAGGCCATTGCGCAGGTCGAGGCATGGGGAATCGGCGCCGACCGGGACGCTTTGCGCGTGTTTGACACGTGGTGCTCGGTGCGGGCGCAGGAATTGGGGGAGAAGCTGAACGGCTACTTCTCTGGCGTGAACTGGGACAGCCCCAAGCAGGTCGCGGACATCTTGTTCAACAAGCTGGGCTTGCCTCCACAGAAGGAGACCAAGAGCGGAGGCGACTCCACGGATGCCGACGTGCTCGACGCGCTCAAGACGCACCACCCGCTCCCAGCCACGCTGCTCGAATATCGGCGCGTGTCGAAGATGCGCGGCACGTACGCGAGCGGGATGCTCCCGCACGTGCGCGCGGACGGGCGCATCCACCCCAACCTCAACCTCGACGGCGCGCGTTCTGGGCGCACATCGTCGAGCGACCCGAACCTCCAGAACATCCCGCGGGCGCAAACGGAGGAGGGCACCATGGCGCGGAACGTCTTCTGCGCTCCTCCGGGTCACGTGCTCGTGGAGGCGGACTACTGCCTCGCTCCTGGCACGCGGGTGCTAACAGCGGACTTGCGGTGGCAGCCGATAGAAGAGGTGGAAGTCGGACAGGAGTTGGTTGGGTTCGATGAGGACTTGGGCGGGCACAAGTGCTCTTTCCGTGGTGCGGTCGTGCAAGCGACGAAGCGGCTTGTGCAACCGTGCTATCGGGTCGTCACAAGCCGCGGTCAGTGCATCGCGAGCGCGATGCACGGGTGGGTTGTGCGCCCAAAGCTGGGTCGGCAAGTGCGAGCGTGGGTGCAGACACAGGAGCTTCGCGTCGGTGATAAGATCTCATTCTTTGCGGACCCGTGGGAAGAGGACACGTCTTGGATGGGAGGCTACCTGAGCGGGTTCTTGGACGGCGAGGGTTGGGTATCGGATGGTGGCCGCTGCGTTGGGTTTGGTCAGAACGACGGGGCTGTGTTCGCCAAGGTGTGCGCGGAGCTTCGTGCGCGCGGGTTCATGCTGGACATCGACAAGAACCAGAACGGGTGCAATCGAGTGCGGGTAGCGGGTGAAAAGGCTGGGCTTCGTTTGCTCGGAATGCTGCGTCCGTCTCGGCTGATGGCTGGCGTGAGAGCCGGGTGGGATGGCCGACGTACCTGGGGCAAGAAGTCCAAGCCAGCGGTTGTGCTTGCTGTGGAGTACCTCGGTGAACGCGATGTCGTTGCGGTGCAGACCTCGACTAGGACGTTCATCGCGGAAGGGTTCTTGACGCACAACAGCCAGATTGAGCTGCGCGTCGCTGCCGCGCTATCCGGCGACGAGAAGATGCGCGCCATCTTTCGTGAGGGCGTGGACTACCATCTTCGCACGGCGCAGCTCGTGAGCCGGGTGGCTTGGGGAATCGCGCCGGAGGACGTCACGGACAAGCACCGGAGCTGGGCGAAGGGCATCAACTTCGGGCTGCTCTACGGGCAGGGCGATGACGAGTTGGCACGCACAATGGGGTGCAAGAAGTCAGAAGCGGCTCGGGTGAGGGAGGCGATTCTTGGGAAGTTCCGCAAGCTGGACCGATGGTGCCAGGAGTGCCTTGCGGAGGCACGCCGCACGGGTGAGGCGTGGACGTGGTGGGACGGGCATCGGGCGCGGCGACGAAACCTCTGGCGTGTTGCCGACAAGGACGACCTCGCGCGTAGCAAAGCAGAGCACGCCTCGTGGAACACCCCAGTGCAGGGGACCGCGAGCGACTTCCTCGTGGCGAGTCTTGTCGCGGTCGTGGCGTGGATTCTGGAAGACGCGGTTCCGGCGAAGGTCGTGGTGCCCGTGCACGACTCCATCATGCTGGAGACGCGGGAGGAGAACGTCGAGGAGGTCATCTGGCAACTCGGCAACATCATGCAGGGCTTCAACTGCCAGGGGGTGCCGCTGGTCGTGGACTTCAAGGTTGGGCGCGCCTGGGGCGCGATGGAGAAGAGGAAGGCGTGATGCGCTGGGAGCCAATCGTGCGCACGAGCCCGAGCGGGAAGACGCTGTTCGTGTGTCTGGTGTGCGGGCGCGTGAGCCAAACTCCGGACAAGGCGTGCCCTCCTTTCGAGAACTGGACGCCGGATGGGCGCGTGCTTGTGCGGTGTGGCGAGAATCCGCGCGCGCTTGTGCAAGGCACGTGCAGCCCCAACGACGAAGGGAGTGTCTGATGCCGAAGATTCATGAGCTTGACGTGGACGAGTACCTCTATGAGAGCGTGCGCATCGAACCGCTTGCTCTGGAGGAGGAGTTCGTTCGGATGTCCGCGGACCTCGCCTACTGGAACCAGCGGTACGCGGCTGCCGTGCGCGAACACCTCACCTCCAAGATTGCCATCGAGCGCACGGCCTCGCACTTGCGCATCATCCATCGCGAGCGGCTCACGGCAGAAAACCCCAAGCCTCCGACCGAGAGCATGGTGGAAGCTGCCGTGAACACCGACGAGCAGATGGACAAGGCGCGTGCCGCACTCATCGACGCAGAGGTTGAGAAGGTGCGGCTCGCCGGGGTACTCGACGCCGTGCGGACCAAGCGCGACATGCTCGTGTCGCTTGGGGCGCACGTGCGGGCTGAGATGCAGGCGGACCCGAGCATCCGCTCGGACGTTGCCGCGGGAAGGAGGCGCTAACCAGAAACGGGTCACACGGTCGCACGAGTCACACGACACACGAAACAGAGCAGAAAAGGACTAGGACAATGGCAAACATTCAGAAGTACGGCACATACGAACCAGAGGCGGCAGCGGCAGAAGCGGAGGAGCTTTCCAAGGGGACCAGCGAGTTCTTCAAGCCGGGCGTCGGGCGCAACCCCATCCGGGTGCTCCCTCCTCCGCTTGGCAAGAACTCGCCGTTCGTCATCACGTACCAGCACACCCTCGACTTGCCTGGGATGAGCAAGATGCTGAGCTTCAACTGCCCTCGCCTCATGGCGAAGCGACCGTGCCCGGTCTGCCAGGAGGCCGACCGACTGAAGGGCACCGGGCGCCAGGCAGACTATGACCTCGCCGGGGAGTTCTTCGCGCGCATCCGGGTCTACTGCAACATCATCGACCGGACCAACCCAGAGAACGGTCCGGTCATCTGGGCGTTCGGCAAGAAGATTCACGAAGCCCTCACTGCGCTGCGGCAGGACAAGGACGCGGGAGGGGACTTCACCGACCCGACCGAGAACGGCTTCGACCTCATCGTGACGCGGGTGGGCACGGGGAAGAACGACACCAAGTACACCGTGAACCCGGCGCGCCAGTGCAGCGAGCTTGGCGACATGGAATGGATTGACATGCAGCACGACCTCTCGCGCTACGCCCGCGTGCCGAGCGCAGAGGACATTCGCCAGATGTTGGAGGACAACGGCGTGCTCCGCCCGAGCCGCGGAGCAGCGGCGCCCGCGCCTGCCGCTGGGCGCGGAGGACCGAGGCGCCGCACCGCGGAGGCCGACGCGATGGACGTGGACGCCGAAGTGGTGAAGTGACGCCATGCTCGTTCAGCCGCGCATCTTCGTTCGCCTTGCTGGCGACGTGACGGTTCGCATCGAGCTGGACGAGCGCCTCAATCTCACGACGGTCACGGCAGGTCCAGACGCCGAAACGGATGCGGATGTGGTGCTCGATGCCGTGCTCGTGGAGCGCCTAGCATCCGCCGTTCGTCACGTGCGGCGGATGCTAGGCGACGAGCGCGACGTGTGCCCGGACCACGGGTTGTTTGACACAAGCGGTCGCTGCCCCGGATGTGAGGAACATGAGGCAGCGCAACGTGCCAGGAAGCGCTTGGAGGAGGAGAATGGCTTACATGGCATCGTGGCGCAGCTATCCCAAGCTACGAAGCTGTCTGATGCCATCCAGGTGTGCGTGGATGAGGGCATGACCAAGGCTGGCGCCCTCGAACTACTGCTGAGCGTGCAGCAACAAGTCACGGCGCTCGCACGCTGCGGACATGACTTGCCTGCGCGGTTTGGGCGCGCTTGCGCGGTCATGGGAGTATGGGAGGACGAAGGATGAGAGTTGGGTTCATCGCGGACGTTCACCTCGGAAACCACCGCACCCATGGTGGACCGTCCGCAGGAGGTCTGAATCGACGTTGTCGGGAGGCGCTGGAGGCATTCCGTTCTGGGCTCGCGGCTGCCGCTGGCGCTGGCGCCGGGTGCGTCGTGGTGTGCGGTGACTTGTATGATGGGTGCCGCCCAGAGCCACAGCTCATCGCCGAGGTGCAGGCAGCACTGCGGTGGGGGAGGGATGCGCTATCGTTGCGGTGCGTCATCGTGCTTGGCAACCACGACATGCACTCCAACGAGGACGGCGACCACGCACTTGGGCCACTGCGCGACTACGCCACGGTCGTCACTTCGCCAGAGGTTGTCAAGATGACGGATGGGGTTGCGCCCGTGGAGCTGCTGTGCGTGCCGTTCCATCCAGAGCCAGCTTCGGCGTGGTTTGAGAAGACGGTGAAGCACGTCGCCAAGGGCAAGTCCAAGGCGACGCGCCTGCTGGTAGTGCACCTTGGCGTGGCAGACGACGAGACCCCAGATTGGCTTCGCACGGCGCCAGACAGCATCCATGTCGAGCGCTTGCAGGAGCTTGCCGATGCGCACGGCATCGACGGGGTGTTCGCCGGGAACTGGCACGAACATCTGGTGTGGGAGGGCGACGACGTAGCGACGGTCGTGCAGTGCGGAGCGCTCGTGCCGACCGGTTGGGACAACCCCGGCTTCGACGCATACGGGCGCGTGGTTGTGGCGGACCTTGCCGACGCTGCTTTGCACTACATCGCCGTGCCTGGGCCACGCTTTGCCACGGTGACGGGCTTGGATGGGCTTGAGGCGACGGTTGCCAAGCACGCGAAAAGCAAGTGCCAGCTCTACGTGCGCGTGCGGGCGATGCCGGAAGACGTGGCGCGCATCAAGGCGTTCGCCGACGAGCACTGCGGGGACGACAAGGTTCTTCGAGCGTGCGAGGTGGTCGTGGATAGCGGCGAGGCGCAAGCTGCGGCGCGCACCGCGGCGCAAAGCGCACGGTCGGCTGACACGCTCGGGGAGGCGCTCGGCAAGTTCGTCGCCGCGATGCCATTGAAGGAAGGGGTGGACCGTGGCGCCGTGCTCACACGGGCGCAGAAGTACCTGGGGGTGAGCCAATGAACGTCCGAAGCCTTCGCATCAAGGGATTCATGGCGCACAAGGACACGACGCTCGCTCTGCCGACGAGGGGCGTTGTGCTCGTGACCGGCGGAAACGGCTCTGGCAAGTCGAGCATCGTCGAGGGCGTGAGCGTGGCGTTGTGGGGTCAGACCGTGCGCGGCACGGCGCCGTGGTCTGGACCAGACGGCGAGGCAGCGGTCGTCACGGACCTCGCGTGCGCCATCCGCAAGCGCAAGAAGGGCAAGGTGATGCTCGACTGGAACAAGCAGGGCGAGCCAGCGACGAAGTTCGAGAACACGACCAAGGCGCAGGACGCGCTGGAGAGCGTGGTTGGTCCGTGGGAGGTCTGGCGCCGATGCTCGCTGTTCAGTAGCGCGGATGCCACGCACTTCTCGCTCGCGACGGATGGGGAGCGCAAGCGATTGCTGGAGCGCATCCTCGGCATCGAGCGGTTCGACGTCGCGCTGGATGCGTGCCGCAAGGACTTGAAGCAGGCGGAGGCAGCGCGTGATGTCGCAGAACGAGGGTGTTTCGTGGAAGGCGAGCGGCTCCGGTCCGAGCAACGGCGACTGGCGGAGGCGCAGTCGTGGCTCGGTGACGACCACGTAGCCACCGAGGATGTGGAAGCGCTACGCGCCAAGGCGGAGAACCTACGCGCGCTCGTCGAGAAGTCCGAGGCGGACCTCCGGTCGATGACGGACATGTCGAGGCGTGGCGCAACGAGCCAGGGGGAGCTGGCAGCCATGGCGAGGCAAGCGCGGGCGACGTTGGAGCGCCTGCGTGGCGCGACGTGCCCGACGTGTAGCCAGCCCATCCCGCAAGCGCTGCGGGACAAGCTGGAGCGCGAAGCGCAAGAGGCCCAAGCCGCACACGAGCAGCGCATGGCTGCCGCCAACGAGGAACTTGCGAAAGGCGCTGACCTCTTCGACGAACTCAACGCGGAGCGTGCTGCTCTGGAAGGCAAGCTTCGCGAGGCTGCACACGCCTATCGGAGCGCCAAGCTCTCACGGGACAGGGACGCACAAGTGCGCGCCACGGTTGCAGATGCGACGGCGAAGGTCGGGCAGTTTGAGCTTGCCTTGGCGGAGCAGGAAGAGCGCCTCGCGCAGGCGACGAAACTCCGTGACGAACTCCAAGCGTGCGAGCAGGTGCTCGGGTTGAAGGGTGTGCGAGCGCACGTGCTCGCACGTGCGCTCGGTGGCATCGAGGCGGTTGCCAACGTCTGGTTGAGCCGCGTCGCTGGGCGCGAGTTGCGCTTGAAGCTCTCCCCATACACTGAGAAGAAGACCGGAGGCGTGAGCGACAGCATCAGCCTCGACATCATCGGAGCAGGGGACGGGCACGGCTACCGTGCCGCGTCTGGTGGAGAGCGACGGCGCCTCGACGTGGCGTTGCTCCTAGCGCTCGCGGAGGTTGCGAGCGCTGCTCATTCTGGCGCGTCGGGCACGCTGTTCTTCGACGAGGTGTTCGACCTGCTCGACCCGGACGGCGTGCAACGCATCAGCGCCGTGCTGCACGAACTCGCGCAAGACCGCTGCGTGGTCATCGTGTCCCACTCAGACGCCATCGCTCAAACGCTGCGCTCTGACCGCCATGTGCATGTAGACAACGGCGTTGTCACCATGAGAACGTGAGCGCGTCACGCGCAAGGAGACTCCGCATGTCCGCACAGTCAGTCCGAATCGAGTACGTTCCGCTGGAGCAGGTGCGTCGGTGGCCGCGCAACCCCAAGCGCCACAACCTGTCCGAACTGAACCAGAGCCTGGAGCGCTTTGGCTTCGTGGCGCCGCTCGTTCAGGATGATTCGTCTGGCAAGCTGGTCGCCGGGCACGGGCGTCTGGAGGCGCTGCTTGCCCGGCGCGATGCGGGGATGGCTCCGCCACAGCGCATTCATGAGGTTGATGGGGATTGGGCGGTGCCTGTCCTCCGTGGCGTGGAGTTCACAAGCGAGGAAGAGGCGGAAGCGTACCTCGTTGCCGACAACCGGCTCGTCGAGTTGGGTGGTTGGGATGAGGCCGAGCTTGGGGAGATGATGCGGCGCGTGACTGAGAGCGCCGCGTCTGTCGAGCACGGTTTGCGCGGCACAGGCATCACGAAGGAGGAGCTGGACCGGCTTCTGGCGAGCACGCTCACGCCTCCTAACCTTGGCGGGAACGACGAACGTCCAAACATCAACATGGGCTCGCTTGCGGCGCGCTTCGGTGTGCCTCCGTTCTCCGTGCTCGACGCGCGCCAGGGGTATTGGCGCGAGCGCAAGAACTGGTGGCTTACGTTGGGCATCCAGAGTGAGATTGGGCGAGGCGAGAACCTCGCTTACGACCTTCCAGACCACCTCAACCGCGGCGCCAAAACCGCAGCGCCGGGCGGTGGCATGTTCCCATCCGACCGTATCGGGCCAGACGGGAAGTTCGCCCGCGGCGACCTGCACGCACGGGTGCGCGAGCCGTCTGGCGCGAAGGTGGGTCTGTTCGCGGATGGCGCCGTGACAACCCCAAGCAGCCGCGTCGCGCCGGGCGGGTCGTTGGAGCCACCCGCAAGGCAGAAGGTGGCGCGTGCTTGGGCGAAGTCGAAGAACAGCCTCGCGGAGCGCATGGAACGGGCGAAGCCAGGTGAGGACATCGCCGTGTCGCGCGGTCCTTCCCCGGCGCGTGCCGAGCCGGGTGGCGTGCACATCCCCGGCAGGACGACGAGCATTCGCGCACCCATCAACGCCTACAGCGGTGGCGCGGACACGACCGTCAACCGGACGGGCACGAGCATCTTCGACCCGGTGTTGTGCGAACTGGTCTACCGCTGGTTCTGTCCGACTGGTGGGCGGGTGCTCGACCCGTTCGCGGGTGGGAGCGTGCGCGGCGTCGTGGCAGCCACGCTTGGCCTCCACTACACCGGCATCGACCTGCGGCAAGAGCAGGTTGCTGCGAACGAGGAGCAGTGGCGCGACATCAGCTCGCGGCTCGCATCCCAGGAGCAGCCAGAGCCGACCATCGCGGACCCGGTTGCGATGACGCCTGTGCAGCGCGTCGGGGAGCTGTGGCTCAAGCGCGACGACTTGTTTTCGGTCGCTGGCGTGCGCGGTGGCAAGGTGCGCACGTGCTGGGGGCTCGCACAAGGCGCGTCGGGGCTCGTGACGGCTGGGAGCCGTGCGAGCCCGCAGGTGAACATCGTCGCGCACGTCGCGCGCGCCCTGAACATCCCGTGTCGCGTGCACACCCCGAGCGGGGAGCCCGCGCCGGAAGTGCTCGCAGCAATCGGTGCTGGCGCTGAGCACGTGCAGCACTCGCCGGGGTACAACAACGTCATCATCGCCCGCGCACGGGAGGACGCAGCCGCGGCTGGGTGGCGCGAGATTCCATTCGGCATGGAATGCCAAGCCGCGGTGGATGCGACACGGGCGCAGGCGCGCAATCTGCCGACCGATGCGAAGCGCCTCGTTGTTCCGGTTGGGTCTGGCATGTCGCTCGCGGGCATCTTGCACGGGCTCGTTGATGCTGGCCTGCGCTTGCCGGTGCTTGGTGTCGTGGTTGGTGCCGACCCGGAGGAGCGGCTCGACAGATGGGCGCCCGCAAACTGGCGGGACATGGTGACGCTCGTGCGAAGTGACCTCGACTACCACGACGCAGCGCCCAGCAATCGCATTGGCGACGTGGTGCTCGACCCGCACTACGAGGCGAAGGCGCTGCCATTCCTGGAGCCGGGAGACTGTTTCTGGGTTGTTGGGCTGCGCCAGACGGTGGCGGTGACGTGGCATCCCGCTCCAACCGCTCCGGTGAATGACCCGACGTGGCTCGTTGGTGACTCCAAGGATGTGCTCTCGGAGGACGGAGAACAGGTGGACCTCGTGTTCACGTGCCCTCCCTACTTCGACCTGGAGGTCTACAGCGACGACCCGCGCGACTTGTCGAACATGACGAACGCGGAGTTCAACCGCGTTTACCGCGACATCGTGGCGCGCGCCGTGGCGCGGCTGCGACCGAACCGCTTCGCGGTGGTCGTCGTTGGCGAGGTGCGCGGAGATGGCGGGTTCTACCGCGGGCTCATCCCGCTCACCATCGAGGCGTTCGAGGACGCGGGCGCACGCTTCTACAACGAGGCGATTCTCGTGACGGCTGTTGGCAGCCTCCCCGTGCGGGTTGGGCGCCAGTTCCCGCGCTACCGCAAGCTCGGCAAGACGCATCAGAACGTCCTCGTGTTCTTCAAGGGCGACCCGCAGCAGATTCCGCTCCAGTTCCCGTCGAACATCGACGTGTCCTTGCCAGAATTGGAGGAGGTCGATGAGTAGTCGCTACGCCGTCAAGGACATCTACAACTCGCTCCAATGCGAGGGGCGTCGCGCCGGGAAACGCAGCGTGTTCGTGCGCTTCGCTGGGTGCAATCTGTGGGAGGGCACGGCGCTCTCGCGCGCACGTTCTGATGCTCCGTGCGCTCTCTGGTGCGATGCCGACTTTCACCGCGGGCAAGTGCTCTCGCTCGACGCACTTCTGCTCGCGCTTGACGACCTGTGGCCCAGCACTGGCGCAACGCCTCGATGGTGTGTGCTCACGGGAGGGGAGCCGATGCTTCACCTTGACCGCGAGCTGCTTGATGCGTTGCATGCTGCTGGTTGGATGGTGGCGGTTGAGACGAACGGCACCATCGAAAGCGCACTGCTCGGGGACGTGGATTGGGTGACCGTGAGCCCGAAGCACGGAGTGCCTCTCGCCGTGGCGCGCGCGCACGAGCTGCGCGTCGTGCTGCCAGGCGTCGCACCGTCACAGACTGGCGGTTGGGCTGATGATGAACTGCTCTCGCTTGCCGATTCGGGCAGGTGGGGCGCGCTCTACGTCGTGCCGCAGGACGTACTGCTCGGGGACGCTCCGGGCAAGACGGCGCTGGTGGACTGCGAGGACGCGGACGAGGAGACGCAACAACTCGCTCTTGTCGCGCTGCATCTGCATCTGCAACGTGCGATAGACTTCGTGATGGCACACCCGGAATGGGCGTTGTGCCCGCAAGCGCACAAGTTGCTCGGAATACAAGGAGGTTGACTATGGACGCGAAGCGTCACGTGATTCTGCGGAAGACCGTTGGGCTGTTGTCGGTGCTGCAAGCGGAGGCGCAAGCGCGGCAGGTGTCGGTGGACGAGCTTGTGCGGGCGCTGCTTGGGCGCCGTCCGGTGAGCGAGAATGCTTTGCTCGCGTCCAAGACGGTCGCGTCCCGGATGCCGGGCGTCGCGGCGAAGTTGGAGGGCTGGCCGTTGGTCTGTCAGTTCTGTCACGGCGACACGGAGCGCACGACACAGTGTCCGTATTGTCGCAAGCACGGCTGTCTCGATTGCGTTAGCGGCAAGGGGTGCCCGGAGTGCAAGGCGAAGGCGGGTGCGCCGTGACCGTCCGCGTCGTGCAGCCAGGGCTCGGCCAGACGCGGCATCTGCTCGTCGTCTATCACCTCTCCTCCTCGCTCGACACGGCAATCATGCAAGCGGTTGGTGGGGATGTGCTCGTGCTCAACATCACACACCCGCCGATGGTTGGTGCGTACAAGACGGTGCAGATGCACGAGGCACTCGTCGCGCAAGTCGCTGCGCAGGTCGGAGATTGCCGTATTGGGCGCGTGGTGCTTGCTGGATTCAGCGAGGGCTGTCAGGGCGTGCGCGCGCACTTGCGCGCCGGGGAAGTGCCTTACGCCGTGGTGGCGTGCGACGGGACGCACGCTGGGTGGCCTATCGACGAGGCATCCGTGGCGCCGTGGCGCGCTGCGTTCGAGCGTGCGGCGGAGAATCCAGGACGATACGCATTCGCGGCGTCGCATTCTGGCCTCACCTACGTCGAGAAGCTCAAGCCACCGCAAGGTCCGTACGCATCGACACACAGCGTGCTCAAGCGCGTAACGGGGATGGACCTTCCGTTGCCTTCGCGGGTGCTGGAGCCAGTCCGACAAGAGCGCGGAGGCGCGTGCGTTTGGTCGTGTGGTGGGAACGACAAGGACGCGCACGTGCGGCAAGCACGCGACATCCTCCCGGCGATGCTTCGATGGGTGTGGACGGAGATTGGGCCAGCCGTTGCGCACGCGGATGATGACGGCGCCGTGATGGTGCTTGACGGAGAGCGTCAGTCATTAGGCCAACGCTGTGTGAACTGGTCGCGTGCACGGCTCGGCGTGCGAGAGCAACCGCTGGGGAGCAACACAGGGCCAGAGGTGCGGTCGTACCTGGCGCCGTGCATTCGCCGCGATACCGGGATGCACCTCAACCTGAAAGCGAGCAACTGGTGCTCGGCGTTCGCGTGCGCAGCGCTCGCTGCTTGCGCTGAGCGCGACGAGGAGCGCCCGCACGGCTACCGTGCTGCGGTCGTGGAGTTGGTCGCTGACGCAGCGGATACGAAGACGTGGCGCCCGGTCGCGCTTGCACGCTCTGGTTCGTGGCGTCCGGAGGTTGGCGACCTTGCCATCTATGACCGCAGCGACCCAGCGAAGCCAGACACGTCGTGGTGGCGCCACGTGAACCGCGTGTCGGAGTGGCGCGACGACGGAACCTACAAGGCAATCGGCGGGAACGAGGCGGGCGACTGCGTTCGCGAGGCGGAGCATCGGCTCGACAACCCGCGCCTGCTCGGCTTCATCGAATACCCAGATGCCGCACACCCATCCGTGGTGGTGAGCATGAGTGACGATGAGCGCGAGGGGCTTCTCGCTGCTGTCGATGTTGGTTTGCTCGGCATAGTCGGATAATCGGCGTCGTGGCGCGCAAGTCTGCTGCCATGCGTGACGACCATCGCCCGCGCCTGCGGTCGCGGGCAGCAGAAGAACAGCGTGGAGAAGCGGCGGAGCTTGCCGCTGCGCTTGGTTGCGCGCGGTGCTCACGGAGGAGTCGCGGCGCATCATGGTCCGTGCACCTGTGTGGCGAGTGCGGGCGTCGCGTGCGGAAGCCGGTGCTTCGTAATCCGGTCGGAGGCGTCGTGCTCATCGAGGACTCGAACCGCGTAGGCGGGCAAGTCGTCGGCTTCGAGCGCAGCGCTCTTGCGGTTGGCGTGCTCGACATCGCCACGTACCTCGCACGAACGCGCGCGCCATGGGTTCAACTGGTGTGCGAGGTTGATGACGTGCTGCCATGGGCGGTGGTTGTGGCGCCAGAGTGGGTTGGACTGCTGCTGCAAGCCGGGCACGCGGTGCGGAAGCAACGCGCCAAGGATGGGCAGCGCATCGACTGGCCTCGCACGCTTTCGCGCTGCGCCGACGACGAGGACTTCCGCCGCAAGTTGCTCGCCGCGTTGCGTCTCGGGTGCGACGGACAGGACTTGTACGACTGGGTCGCAAGCCGCGCTCCCGACCTCGTAGGCGTGGAGCGAGCGGCAAGGAGGCGTCCGTGATGTTCATGTACGTGGTGTACTGGAACCCAGAGGACCATCCGCTGAAGTGGGTGCTGCGGCGCTGGCAAGTGTTGCCGAGTCCAACGCCAGATGCGCGCTGCTACGTGCTCGACACTCTCGAAGAGGCGCGTGCGCTCATCCCGAGAAGCATGGTGCGCATCGAGCGGTCCCCAAACGACGACCCTGCAATCCACGAGGTATGGACGTGACGCGCCCTCCGTTCGATGAAGGCGACCGCATTGTGCTCGACGCGATGCCAGACGACCCGGACCCCGTGCGCCGTGGTGAGCGCGGGGTCGTGCTCTGGGTCGAACCCGTACTCAACTGCTGGCACGTCGGAGTTCGGTGGGATAACGGGCGCACGCTTGCGCTGTGCATGCCTCCAGACACCGCGCACACGGAGCGGCGATGAAGACCATCGATTGGGACCGCGTGCGCGCCATCATGGAGAAGTCGGTTCGTGGCGGGAAGCTCTCTGATGAGGAAGGCGACATCATCACGACAGCGTGGTGCCGTGCGCCGGATGAATACCGGAAGTTGCACGACGAGGTGCGCGAAGCCGCGCACGAGGAGATGAGGCGCTCATGGTGACGAGCCACGTCGTGCACGTCTGGGACTTGGGCATGCTTTGCCGGTTCTTCTACACGCCTGGGGGAGCTGCGTACGCTGGCGTGCGCTTCGCGAAGGTCATCGCACGTCATGCTGAGGATGCGGTGCGTGTCGTGCTGTGCGCGGACACACCGCGGACATCGACGTGGCGCCACGAGCTGTTCGCAGAATACAAGGGGCATCGACCGAACAGACCGGAGGATGAGCAGGTTGCGCTGGAGGAGCAGCATCGCGAGTTGTGCGAGCGAACGGAGCGCTTCGCGACAGTCTTGCGGGCGCCACGGTACGAAGCGGATGACATCGTGGCGACTGTCTCCCGGCGCGTGGTCGAAGCCGGGCTCGGCGTTGTGGTGTTCAGCACCGACAAGGACATGGCGCAGCTCATCGGACCGGACGTGCACCTGCATGACGGGCACGACTTCGTGACGCCCGAGCACGTGCGAGAGCGATTCGGCGTGGAGTGCGCACAGGTTGGAGACTTCCTCGCCATTGCTGGTGACGCTTGCGACGGCGTGCCTGGTGTGCGCGGGCTCGGACCGAAAGCAGCCGCGGAGCTGCTCAACGCGCACGGTACGCTCGAAGGCGCGTACGAGGCGTTGGAGTTGCGCGTGCGCGTTGGGGAGCGCGTGAGCGCTGCGGAGCGGAAGTTCGTCAATGGCATTGGGCAAGCTCGGTTGAGCAGGATGCTCGTGGAGCTGCGTAGCGACGTACCGATTCGCATGCCATGGGAGGAGCAATGAAGGACGACAACAAGGACGAGAAGAAGAAGCCGGATGACGATGGGCTCGCGGAGCGCGACAAGCGCTACGTGAAGGTGCGGAGGTCTGGCGGAAGCCCGCGTGCCGCGGTGCGTGCGTACTGCGCTGGGAACCGCTGGCTGACTGAGAACGCGAAAGGAGTGGGGAACTGGTGAGCAAGGTGTTCTGTACGTCATTCTGCAACCAAGGGCACCGTCTGCTCGACGGCAAGCCCGTCGAGCATGAGTGCTACGTGCTGCCGACAGAGGCACTGCACGCCGAACGTGTTGGAGATATCGAACGAGCGAGCGCTGTGTTGGGCGCATGGAAGAAGCGGCGCGTGCACAAGGGAGTACGCGCGAAGGGAGACGTGAACGATGGCTGACAACTTTGCAGAGAAGCGGTTCAACGCGGTGAAGCGCGGCGAGCTTCTGCTGTTCGACCCCGACAAGCTGGTGCTTGTAGAGGACAAGGCGCATCCGCTCTACGACGACCGGGTGAACATGCCAGTGTCCGAGCCGCTCGTGCGGAGCATCGCGGCGCAAGGCGTGTTGGAGCCAGTGGTCGTGCGGCGCAACGGAGAGGCAGAGGACGGGACGCCCATCATAGAAGTCGTGGATGGGCGACAGCGCGTGCGCGCTGCCAGAGCGGTGAACGCGCGCAAGGCCAACGGCGACCCGCCCGTGCTTGTGCCCGCGGTCATCCGTCGCGGCGATGAGGGCGACGCATTCGGCGCGATGGTGGCAACGAACGAACTGCGCGTCGCCACCGACGCGATGAGCAACGCGCGCAAGCTCAAGCGCTACCTCGACATGGGGTACAGCGAGAAGGATGCTGAGGTCGTGTTCGGTACGGACAGCCGTGGCATTCGCAACCTTGTTGCTCTCCTCCAGTGCGCGCGCCCGGTGCAGCGCGCAGTAGAGATGGGCGACTTGCCGCTCACGGTGGCGCGCACTCTGAGCGCGCTCCCGACCGAGGAGCAGACGCAGAAGCTCGAAGAGATGCGTGCGTCAGGCCAGATGCGCGGCGCCGCTGCGCGCGAGCAAGCAGCGCAAGCCCGCGGCAAGCGCGGGCGGTTGCGGGCGCCACCTGCCATGCGGTGCCGTGGCGCCAAGGAGGTGGCTGCGGCGCGTGACAGCATTGACCCGCAAGTCGAAGCGCCCGTGCGCGCCGTGCTCGACTGGGTGCTCGGCAAGCGCAAGACGCTACCCGGAGGGTAAACGGAGGGAGGCATGTCGAGACGAACGAGCTTGGCTGCGTACTGCGCGATTCACGACAACGGGTATCTGAGCCGCTCGCGATGGCAAGTCTACGACTGCCTCTTCCACAACGGTCCCATGACGGCGGGCGAACTGACGTCGATGCTGCAACGCCCGAACGAACCACACCCGAGCTACCATCGGAGGCTGCACGAACTGGAGCAGCTCGGGGTCGCGTTCCGTGGCGGGACGAGGGCGTGCTGCGTGACCGGCAACACAGCGGAGGTGTGGGACGTGACCGACCAGCTTCCGTTTGGCTCCGTCGTGCACGCGCACAAGCCGACCAAGGCGGAGGTCGCCGATGCCTTGCGCGAGTTGCGCCAAGCGCACGCCACGCTCAAGGAGCAGACCGGCGCCGGGTTCACGAAGAACCTCATCGACGTGCTGGCGTGGCTGCGGGACAAGCACTCATGAGCGGAGTTTTGCGCGGCTCCTTGCTCGACCTGTTCGACATCGAGCAGATGTGCGAGGACATCTGCCGACGCGCCGTGCGTGTCATGGTGGACAGGGCGTCGGAGCCTGGCGTTATCATCGTGGTTGGCGACTTCAGCGCGGTCGAGGCCATGAAGGTCAAAGAAGAGCTGCTTGAGCGCGTCCCGGTGCACGTGGTGCTGCGGGTGGTGTGCGGCAACGCGGCGCTCATTGGCGCTGCGTCTGCTGCTGTGCGCCTTGGGTGCCCAATCGACGCGCTCCCGGAGCGCTACAAGGAGCCAGGATGACGCGACGCCGACGGAATCTTGGGCCACGCTTGTCACGACGGCTGCCTGCGCCAGGGGTGCCGGTGGAGATTGAGCAGGAGGTGGCGGAAGCGGACCTCGCGGAGGACATCTTCGGCATTCGCCCGGTGGTTCGGAGCGTGCTGGGCGGGCTCCCGCGGCTTCGTCTCATGTACGAGCAGTCTGGCACGTTCGGAACGGCGGCAGGCTTGTCTCGCTCGACGAAAACCGTGGTCGTCATCACGGATGCGCGCCCAGGGTCGGTGAGCGACAGGCTTCACCGTGCGTTGGGCGACAGGGCAGCGCCTCTCGTGCAGGTAGCGGTGTACTTCGTGGCGGAGGAGCACTTCACAGCGGCCTGCGGGCTCGCCAGGCTTGCCGGGCACGGGGCTCTCGCATCTTACGAGGGGACTGCGCGCTCTTTCATTGTGAAAACGAGTGGATAAGGGGTGAAAACATGCAAGTCACGTTCACGACGGGCCATCTGGAGATAACGAGGCGCAACTTCTCCCGCCTCCCGCGGGTAGGGGAGCGGGTTGTACTGAGTACAAGCGAAGACGGGGACACGACGGCGTTCCGCGTGCTCGACGTCGAGTGGGACATGACGGGGGAGGAGCCGACGGCGATGGTCGTGCTCGACCCGGAGACTGTCCCCGCTGTCGTGCTCGTGCTCCAAGCCGCGGACAAGTGGGTGCACATCCTGGAGCGCTCCTACCCGCTGATTGCGTGCAAGGAGGCGAGCGCGCTCGTCGAAGCCGTGAAGCTGTGGAGGCGCGTGCACGACTTCTACGCCATGAAGGGGTTGACCGGGGATGCCAAGCCCGACGACAATCCCAGCCCATGAACACCTCATCCTACATCTTGGCGGTTCTGATGAGCCTACCGCCCGCGGCGCACGACACGGAGTCGTGGGAGGAGCGGGAGGCGCGCATGGGAACCATCGCCAGCGCAATCGAGGACGCCACTGCGCGCGCAACCTGCGACGTGCCGTACGACACCGACGACTGCAAACCCAGGTGGACCGGCGACCGGAAGCAGCTCGCCTTGCTCCTCGTCACGAAGGGCTTCTGGGAGAGCGCCTTCGCACAGAACGTCCACGAGGGGCGGTGCCGCGTGTTCGAATGTGACGCCACGAAGCTACGGAACGGAACAATCGTCCACCGTGCCCGCACCCCCTGGCAACTCCAACGAACCGGATACGTGAAAGGAGACGAGTGGGAACGAATGGTCGGCACGAACCAGGAGGCAACCCGCACCGCCGCATGGGTCGCCACCCGCATCATCACCGCATCCCACAACCGCTGCCAAACCACCATCGGCACCATCGCCTCCTACGCCAACGGCAGATGCGAATGGTCCGGCGCTCCCAGACGCTACGCCTTCTTCATGCACCTTGCACACCTCTCCCACCAGCAGCTCGCCAACCGCGCGCTTCATCACAGAGCCGAACGCAACGCTCGCACCGCCCACAACTCTCCCCAGTGAACAACGCCACGAACACCTCCCGCACCTGCTCACCACTCAGCCCGTAGCGCCTCATCACCTGCGCTGCCACAACCACCCCCTCCACGCACACCTCGCGCTTGCGTGCCTCCATGACGCAAGCCTACGCCGACTCCCACCAACCAACAACCCAACCACTCCCAATCCGGTAGCATCGCGTCGGTGAACGGCTGCACCTTGACGCATCGTGCCCAACCGGGCACCATCAGGGTATGGCTGCACGACCCCTCACACCAGAGCTGTACGAACAGCTCAAAAACTACTTCCGCACCCACCCAGGCGACCACCAAGGCGCCGCTCGCGCAACCGGCATCGACTGGCGCTTCGCCAGGAGAGCCTACCGAGGCCCACCGTGGAAGGTCTGGCCTTGGGCGCCTCCGATTCAGGCTGTCCTAGCCGAGGAGGAACAGCGCGCAGCGAGGGCGAAGCACGACTTGGAGATTCAGCGAAGAGCCGCTCTGGCCGACACGGCGCAGCGCCAACGGGAGCTTGAGGCGGAGGCGAACCAAGTCGAGGAGAACATCCTCCGGGTCGCTCGGAACGACGTGCTCGGAGGCCTCGTCACCTTCGCGAAGCTGGTCAACGGCATCGGCAAGCTGGCCGAGCGAGTCAACACGGCTCTGGAACGTGGCGCCGTGGCGCAGCGCGACCCGGCGACGGGCGCCATTGTCGAGGTGCCACTCAACCTGGACGTGCTCGACGCGTTGAAGGTGATGGGCAGGTTCTCGCTGAGCGCCCGCGCCCTCATCGGCGCCGCGGATACCGTGCTCACGATGCAGCGCCTCCGCGGTGGCCTGCCGACAAGCATCGTCGGAGTCGAGCTTGCGAACGTCTCGCTCGAAGATGCTGAGCGCGAGGTGGAGCTGGCGAAGCACGCCCTGGAGCGCGCCAAGGAGCTGGGGCTCGTCGTTCACAAGGGAGGGCGCCCGGAGCAGGACGGCGACTACCACTTCGACCGCACCGCAGCCGACCGCCGTTGACACGAGGTTTGATTCCGGTATATGTATACCGGAATCAAACGGCGCCCGGAGCGCTCATAGGAGAATCAAAGATGGCAGAGCGGTGCAAGCGGTGCGGCAGCCCGGTCCTCAAGGACAAGGTCTACGGGGTGCGCTGCCCCAGGGGCTGCCACCTCGACGACCCCGACAGCGTTGATAGGACCCCTCCCCCCTCCCCCAAGCGCCAAGCAGCACCGCGACCACGCGACACGACACCAACGCAACCAGACACAGTGTCGGCGAGGGGCGGGAGGCGCAACGGCGCCGGGCGCCCGCGTGCCGACGTCGAACACGAGCGCGTGACCGCGGTTGTCCCGCCAGCCCTCCTCCAACGCCTCGACGCCTACGCCACCGAGCACAGCCTCACCCGCTCGGGCGCCGTGGCGCGCTTACTTGATGAGGGGCTTCCAGCAGCACCATGAGCCTCGCCTCCTTCATCCTCGTCTGCTCCGCCTTCGTCGTCGGCTGGGTCAGCGGCGTCCTCGTCGACCGCACCCTCGCCAAGATGGGGAGGGGGGAGCAGTGAGCCACACCCGCACCACCACCACCTCGACACGCCAACACCACTCCCCCCTGGGCTCCCCCCACCTCGGCGCCCTCCCCGGAGGGGGAGGGGTCTCCGCCCTTTTCGCCTCGGTGTCCCTGGAGCCCTCCACCCCACCCATTATTCCTGGGGTCAGCGCTTTCCGAGAGCCATTATTCCTGGGGTCAGCGCTTTCCGAGAACCCACCCGAGAGCCCCAAGAACCGCGAGCGGGCGGAAGACGCGACCCGGAGAGCGGCGGAGCACGGGATGATGCACCCGCACCCGTGGGAGGCAGAGCATGGCTGACGTTCTTGGCGTAGATGTGAGCCACCACAACGGGCAGATACGCTGGCGTGCGGTCGCGGAGCACGTGAGCTTCGCTTGGCTGCGCACAGGGGATGGTGTGAAGCCGGACAGGCGCTTTGCGGAGAACTGGTCTGGCGCCCGTGCCGCGGGGATGCTCCGTGGCGCCTACCACTTCTTCCGCCTCGCCTTGGACCCAGTGGCGCAGGCCGACCGCTTGTGCGACGCTCTGCTTGGGCTGGAGCCCTTGCCCCTCCCCCCTGGTATCCTCCCGCCCGTGTGCGATATCGAGTCAGGGGGAGAGGGGCTCACGAAGGCCGAGCGTGCCCGGCGCGTGAACACCTTCTGCGAGCGTGCTTGGGAGCGCACCGGCTTGGCCCCGCTCCTCTACACCATGGCTGGCTGGTGGAGCGGCGCCATAGGTGGCCTGCCCGAGGGGCTCGACCGCTTCGCCCTGTGGGTCGCCGACACCCGTGGCAAGCCCGCGCCCATGCTCCCCGCGGGCTGGGGCGAGTGGCTTGTGTGGCAATACTCCTGGTCCGGCGCCGTGCCCGGCATCCCCACCCCCTGTGACTTGAACCGCTGGAATGGGTCGCTTGAGGACTTGCGCTGGTTCGCGCGCCTCGCGCCGGAAGGAGGGACAGATGGACGTGTTTGAACTTCGCCGCGACGTGGACGAGACAGGGGTTAGTGGGACGGGGACGGTCGCCCGTGGCGTGGTCCTTGACAACGGCAAGGTGGTCCTTGCGTGGCTCACCGCGCACACGAGCGTCGCCGTCTACGACAGCATGGACGCCGTGGTTGCCATCCACGGTCACAATGGCGCTACGCGCGTCGTGCGCACCGCCCGGCTCGACTTCGCCGACGTGCGCGCGCATGGCATGAACTACGTGCAGGACGTGTGCGAGGGCGTTCACGGCTGTGCTCTGAGCGCCGGAGGCAACCAGAAGTACCTCGCGCAGGAGCGCGAGTGGTACGTGCAGCTTTTCGACGAGGCCGAGTATGCCAGCGCCGGTCATTGAGCAGGCAGCGCACGCGAGCAGCGCACTCGCCCGCGCCCGTGCCATACGGCGGGAGGTTGCGCGGCGCGACGCCCGCACCTTCTGCCCTCTGGTGCTGCGCGACGAGCGAACGGGGAAGGACATCGTGCAGGCGCCCATGCACGACAAGTGGCACGACATCCTCGACAACCACGACCGCGTTGTCATCTGGGCGCACGTGGAGGCGGGCAAGACCGCGCAGCTCTCCGTTGGCCGTCCCCTCTGGCGCCTTGGGCGCGACCCCAACCGGCGCATCGTGGTCGTGAGCAACACGGGCGAGCAGGCGAAGAAGGTTGTGCGCACGTGCGCGCAGTACATCGAGCGCAGCGATGAGCTGCACCAGGTCTTCCCGGACCTGCGCAAGGCGCGCGACATCAGCCTCCCGTGGACCGCCATGGCAATCACGGTCGAGCGCACGGTCATCGGGAAAGACCCGAGCATCCAGGCGTGCGGCATCCACGGCAACATCACAGGGGCGCGCATCGACGACCTCGTGCTTGACGACATCCTCGACTACGAGAACACGCGCACACCCGGACCCCGCGAGGACACGTGGCGCTGGGTCCAGAGCACCCTACTCCCGCGCCTCACCGAGAACAGCTCCGTCACGTGCGTCGGCAACGCCTGGCACCCGGACGACGCCATGCACCGCCTTGCCGCAATGCCCGGCTTCACCTCGTACCGCTTCCCGGTCGTGAGCGATGCTGGGGAGCTTTCGTGGCCTGCGGTCTGGCCCAAGGAGCGCATCGCGAAGGCGATGACGACGCTCGGACCCCTGGAGGCCAACCGCCAGCTCCTGTGCTTGGCGCGCGACGATGCTGCGGCACGGTTCAAGCGCGAGTGGGTGGAGCGTGGCCTGGAGCGCGGGCGCGGCTACAAGTGCGTGGACCGCGTAGTGCAGCTCCCTGAGGGCGGGTACGCGCTCTACACGGGCGTTGACCTCGCCGTGCAGCGGCACGCGCACAGCGACTTGACGTGCTTCTTCACGCTCCTCCTGCACCCGGACGGCACCCGCCAGGTGCTCCATATCGAGAGCGGGCGCTGGAGCGGACCCGAGATCGTGGCGAAGCTGGTGGACCTCGACCAGCGCTTCGGTGGTGTGTTCATCATTGAGAACGTCGCGGCGCAGGACTTCCTCCTCCAGTTCGCCCCTGCGCTTGGGAGCAAGGCGGTCATCGTTCCCTTCACGACCGGGCGCAACAAGGCAAACCCCGAGTTTGGCGTGGAGAGCCTTGCTGCGGAGATGGCTGGCGGGCGCTGGATCATCCCCAACGTTGGCGGGAAGATGGACCCGGAGGTCGCGGCTTGGGTCGGGGAGATGCTCTACTACGACCCGCAAGAGCACACGGGCGACCGGCTGATGGCCTCGTGGTTTGCGCGCGAGGGCGCGCGCAAGCTGGAGCGCGGTGGCGCCGCGGGCGCGGGGAGTGTCGGTGCGCGGGTAGTCGGATAATCCGGCGCCCGGCGCGCAAGGCTGGGGTGATGGCTCGACGCACCTTCCGAACCAAACGCATCGTTCACCTCGTGGCGGATGACCGTTGGCAGAAGGTGCGCGCCGGGCTCGTCGGCTTGTGGGCGAAGAGGCCCGAGGAGTGCGTGGAGCGGCTGCGCACCTACTTGGAGGCGGTGCCAACGGAGCGTGCCGAGCAGCGGGTGCTGAACCTGCTCACGGGCACCGGCTTCCGCTGCGGCAGCATCATGCACCGCTGCGTGAACGAGTTCCGCATCGAGGTCACCGCACGCTTGCGCGCCCGCGGTGCGCGCAGTGCGCAACTGAGGCCGACGCACTTGTGCCCGGCTTGTGGCGGTGTGGGCTGGGACGCTTTCGGCTTGTGCCCTGGCTGTGCGGGAAAGGGGATACGGTGGGGGGAGGAGGTTGACGATGAGTGACGAAGTGTATTGCCCTAAGTGTGGCATTGCAGATGGGGATGAGGATGGGTGCTGCACGATGTGCGGCGCGACGCTGGTGAGTGAGCGGGTGGTGGGCCTCATCGTGGCGCGCCACGAACACGCGCTCGGCGCCGTGAGGACTGAGACGTTGGGCCAGCGCGTGCGCGCCTTGCGAATGCGGTTCCAGTGGAGTCCGTGGCACAGGTGCTACATGCGGATGACTCGCGTTGACCCCATGCTCCTCATCGAGCTTGAGCCAGCGGGGCTCGTGCCGAACGAGCGACGGGACGGGGCGCAGCATGTCATCTGGTGGGCTGGACCAGATAGGGGCAAGAGCACGCTCGACTTGTGCGAGGCGTTGCGAGCCTACGAGGGAAAAGGCGTCGTGCACGGGGAGAGCTTCTACGTGAACGAGTACGGGGTGAGGGTTGCATGAAAAGCAGAAGGTCGCGGCTCGCGTCTGTGCGCTTGGACGGTGCGGGGTCGAGCTGCACCTGCGCGCGGTGCGGGAAGCCGATTCGTGGTGGGGCGCACGACGACCCGTGCATCGGGACTTCCCGCGGGTGCATGCACCCCCGCTGCGCCGCTGCCTTCCGCGCCGGGGTGCCGTTGCCGGAACCGGAATCGGAATTGTTCTGCTGCTCGTTCTGCGGTCAGAGATTCGCGCTTGCGATTGGCAAGGCAGGGCGATGCCCAGGATGCAACTCGATAGGGTTCAATGGAGAGGACGAATGAGCGAGCTGGCGCGCTTGCACGACTTGCCGGATGGACGCAGCAACGACGCGGTTGCACACCTGCGTCCATACCTGCTTGTCCCAGCTTGGGCGCACCGCTTGTGGCACTGCCTCTGGTTTGACCACGATGGCATGCATGGGGTCGGGGTAGTTACGGTTACGGTCGCGTTGGAGCTGTGCGCGCTGAGCGAGCGCCCGGATGAGACGGCGAGCGTCATCTGCGCCGCGCATCGGATGGGTGGTGACGTGCGCACGCTGCTGCGCCGCATGGGAACGAAGGAGGAGAACGATGCTGGTGAAACTTCTGGCGTTTGAGGTTGCTGGGGTAACGTACCGTCCGGCGCACGCGCAAGAGCGCGCCGATGTGCTCCAGACCGGCGAGCTTCTGGACTTGGAGCGGGAGCCAGACAACGAGTTCGACAAGTACGCCATCAAGGTGTTCGCGCTGGACGACGACGGCGTGCGGCGCACGCACATCGGCTACATCCCCAAGACGCTCAACGTGTGCGTCGCGAACCTCATGGATGCGGGGATGAGCATGCACTCGCGCGTCGTGCGCGTGGAGCGAAAGGCGTCGCTTCGCGTCGCCGTGCTGACGGAGCTTGGGGTGGACCATGCGTGAGCCACCGTGCCCGGCTTGTGGGACGTGCCACGGGGTTGATTCGGAGGGCTTGCCGATGTGCCCGGCGCCTCCGGTTGTAGCCTACTTGGGCGGGCTCAATCTGAGCGTGCTCGCGGACTACCTGAAGCAGAGGCGCGCCACGGAGGCGGTTCTGTTCGCGGACGCGGATGAGGCGCGACGTGTGACGGAGCAGCTTCAGTCGAGAGGGCGACCGGCGCAACTGCTGCGCGTGACCATCGAGGAGGTGTGCGATGCCGACGCCGAGACCCCTTGAGGTGCCAGAGGCGGTGCACCACGCGATGCGCGCATGGGCTACCGCACACCCGCAGCCCATGCACCACGACTGCGACAATCGCGGAGGCGCGTGCTTGCAGTGCGCCCGCGGCTACCCGGAGTTGCAGTGGGACTACACGATGGGATGCTACTACTTCGTTGCGTGCGGGATGTTCCACGGCGTCGAGCTGGATGGGTACATTCACACGTAGGAGGAGCCATGGAGTTCTACGACCACAACACGGAGGAGCGCTTCATCTGCCACGACGACGTGACGGTGGAGCGCGAAACGGACAAGGCGCTCTTGTGCGTCATCGCTGGCGAGGAGCACTGGGTGCCGAAGTCGCAGATTGCAGACGAGTCCGAGGTGTTCGCGGAGAACACCCGCGGCACGTTGGTCATCAAGCGGTGGCTTGCGGAGCAGAAGGGCTGGGCGTGATGGCAGAGTTCGACGAGAGCAAGAACGTGCTGTGTTGCAAGTGCGGGTTGGTTGGCCCTCGGACGAAGCCGTCCGATATCATCCGCTGCCCGCAGTGCGGCACGTTCCAGCGCGTGCCCGCAGCGCCCGTTCCGTTTTGCGTGGAAGTTGGCCCAATCGAGCTGGCTGCGCTACGGGACCGGCAACAAGCCGCGCAGCACATCGCACGCAAGCTGCACGGGCGACGGCGGTGACGTGGGAGCGGGAGTGCATGGGGTACAAGGTCATCAACGACGTGCTCGCGAAGGAACTTCAGAACGAGCCAACTCTTCGTAACGGCCTCGGGCCTCCCGGACAGCCTCACGTACTAGATGGATGGTTCGTGCCAACGTGGGTATGGTGGGTGTGTGAGCTTGTGCCCGCACGATGGGCGGAGATCTCCGTGCAGCGGGCAATCAACGTCGTGCGTGCGGACCCCGCACGGCTGCTCCCCGCGTTGCGCACGGTGCGGACGCTTGGTGGGAAAGCAGCGATGGCGGAATGGGTTTTGGCTCACGAGAAGAAGGAGGCAAGATGAGGCACTCGGATGAACTGGTGGAGCACTTGCTGGAGCACAGCAAGCCGCGGACGCTTGGGGAATTGCGCGACTGGTTGACCGCACGTCGCGCCACGGCAAAGGGCATCGTACGCGATGGCGAACTCGTCGTGCTTGCGATACCAAAGGAGGCACACGATGGACCCTGACGCGAACCTGGCGGAGCAGCGGCGTCTGGCGCACAAGCTCCTGAACCCGTGCGACGGGGACATGCCAGACGAGGATGATGTGCGTCGCCTCGCAGAACTCGTCGAGGCGCTCGATGACTGGATGAGCAACGCCGGGTTCCTGCCCGGCGCGTGGAGCCGCAACCGATGAGCACGCACTTGCTGGGGACGTTCGTGCACGCGAGGCTTGCGCGTGCACGCGGGGTCGTGGTGGAAGATGAGCAGCGTGAGGCCAAGCCCGGCACCATGCTCGCGATGCCAGCATGGTCATTGTACGTGGCGCAACTCGAAGAGTGGGACTCCTTGTGCGCCATGGCGCAGCACCGCGTGCCGAACTGGGACGAGGTATGGGGCGCGTTCATCAACGACAAGCGGTTCGTCGGGGTCATCAACGAGCTTGCCGGGCTCGCGGCAGACCCGCTTGACGGCGCCTTGCTTTACATGGTGGCGTGCTGGGTGAAGGGGCGCTTCGGCGTTGATGCCTCCACAAGTCGCCGTTTACCGATTGCGCGTGCGCGATGGCTCCTACGATTCCCAACAACTACGTCTGGACGCAATGCGCTGAGCGCGCGATGCGCCTACGCGATGCCGGTGTGCACTTGGTCTACGACCCGCCGACGCGACGCGGTGAGCGTGGACGCTACTGGTATCCGTCGTGGGTTGCGGATGCGGCGCGTTGGCTTGACGTGTGCGGGGTGCGCGCGCCAGCGGCGTATGCTGCCATCGGTCGCGCCGTCGCAAGCGACACGGAGCGTGAGGCGCTTGTGCGTCTCGTAGGCGCGCGGGATACGCAAGGGACGCGAGACTATGCGCTTGGCAACGGCGCGGCGCGCGGGTAGGATGAGGGCATGAAGACGTACAAGGTGAAGCTGTTCGAGGTTGCGGCGACGCCGCAAGCGAAGCCGGTACAGCGGGAGGGCTTCACGGTAGACGCGCGCAACACGGACCACGCACTCCGCGTCGTGACGGAACGGCTCGTCGGCTGGGGTCATGCCGTCCGGTCGGTGGCGTGCAGCCCAGGCGACACGTTCGTCGCCTACATCCACGCGAAGGAGTAGCGCCATGCGCCACGAAGTCATTCAGATGGAGGTCAAGGAGCTTCTGAACGGTGAGGGGCGCCCGGAGGTGGTGGAGCGCTTCCACGAGAAGACGCTGCACATCCACGGAACGTTCACCGCCACGTTGCAGGTGCAGGGGGTTGTCGGCGCTCACGACGAGTGGACAGACATCGGCTCTGCCATCTCGGCGCCGAGCATCGTGGCTGTTCCGCTCGCCGTGACGCGGCTGCGCATCAAGACGACCGCCTACACCAACGGCACTCCGGTTGCCCACCTCGGTGGGTTCGACTCCCGTACAGATTGAGGTGACACGTGGCAAACGACCTCGACGAGAATGTCGGCCGTCACGCGAACGTTCTGAAGGCGGTGCTCATCGGCGCCGACAAGGGCGTCCAGACGAGCAACACCATGCAGGGCGTGGACGAGGCGGAACGTGCGTTCTCGCAGGCGGGAGCCATCGAACCTCCATACAGCCTTTCCACGCTTGCGCTGCTCATGGAGCACTCGAACTCGTTGCGCCAGAACATCGATGCCTACGTGACGAACATCGATGCCTTCGGCCACCAGTTCGTTCCGGTCATCGACTTGGACACCGCGGACGCGGACCAGCGGATTGCGCAAGCGGTCTACCTGGAGCGCCTGCGTGAACGAGAGAAGCCGGGCGCACCGGCAGATGTGGTTGGCCGTCAGCTCATGCCAACGTCAGAGGAGGTGGCGCAGCGGAAGGCAGAGTTGGTGCAACAGATGCGTGCTGAGAAGACGCGCTTGGAGCACTTCTTCGAGTTCTGCGTCGAGGACACGAGCTTCGTGACGCTGCGGCGTCGCGTGCGGCAAGACTTGGAGCTGATGGGCAACGGGTACATGGAGGTGTTGCGCGACGGGGCCGGGGAGATTGCCGAGTTCGTCTACATGCCAGCGTTCACCATCCGGCTCCTGCCGCTCGACAAGACCTACACGAGCGTGCAAGCCAAGGCTAAGGTGAGCGACATCGCGTACGACGTGACGACGAAGGACCGCCTATTCCGTCGCTTCGTGCAAGTGTTCGAGTCGCGGACCATGTTCTTCAAGGAGTTCGGCGACCCGCGTGTTGTGAGCAAGCTCAACGGGCGCGTCTGGCCGAGCGTGGAGGAGATGCGCAAGGCGAACCCGACCGACGGACCGGCGACCGAGGTGCTGCACTTCAAGCTCCACTCGTCACGTACCGCCTACGGCGTGCCGCGGTGGATAGGAAACTTGCTCGCCGTGCTTGGGTCGCGCCAGGCCGAGGAGGTGAACTACCTTTACTTCGACAACAAGAGCGTGCCACCGCTGGCGCTGCTCGTGTCTGGAGGGCGCGTGACCGAGGAGACGGTGCAGCGCCTTGAGTCGTTCGTGCAGCACGAGCTGAAGGGCAAGGCGAACTTCCACAAGATTCTCATCCTCGAAGCCGAGGGAGGGTCGAGCGGGACGCTGGAGCACTCTGGCAAGATGCAGCTCACGTTGCAGCCCCTCACCGACGCGCAACAGAAGGACGCGCTGTTCACGGGGTACGATGAGCGGAACATGGACAAGGTGGGCCAGTCGTTCCGGCTGCCCCGGCTCTTGCGTGGTGACGTGCGGGACTTCAACCGCGCCACAGCAGACGCCGCTATCGACTTCGCGGAACAGCAGGTGTTCCAGCCGGAGCGCGAGGAGTTCGACTTCATCATCAACCGCAAGGTGTTCACCGACATGGGCGTTCGGTTCTGGAAGTTCCAGAGCAACAGCCCAACCGTACGTGACCCGCAACTGCTGGCGGGCATCATCAAAGACCTTGCGAACGCGAACATCCTCACGCCAGAGGAGGGCAGGCAGCTTGCGGAGCTGGTGTTCAACCGCGAGCTGCGGCGCATCGACGCCGCATGGGTCAAGCAGCCCGTGCAGCTCACCATGGCTGGCGTTGGCGTCGTGGAAGAACCGCCACCGCCGTTCACCGGCGAGGCGCCAGGCATCGGCCAGGAGCGCGCGCCGTTCCAAGACTTGGGCTTGGCGCCACAGCCCGCGCCCGGCGCGCAAACGCCGCCAACAGCGGCGCCAACAAAGGGGCTCAACGGCACGTTGCAGCCAGCGCAGCGTGCTGCGCTGCTGCGCTTGCCACCCGGCTTGCGCGGGCTCGGGGAACAAGCGAAGGCGATGCTGGCGCTGCGTCGGGCACTCATAGAAGAAGAAGCGGCGCAAGCCGCGGAGGACTTCCGCAAGCGTCGCATCGAGGAGATGGAACGGGCGCCAAACCAGACCTCGCATGACGACACTACGCATTGAGCCAACTGGAAACCTCATCGCGGATGGGGTGCAGGCCGTCGAGGCGGTGCTCGCGCATGTCTGGCGCATCCATGCGACCAAGGCGCTCGACCCCATGGATGACGCGGACTTCCTCGTCATCAGCAAACGCCTAGCAGACGCGCTCAAGGGAGCGACGCGGGAAACCGAAACCGATGCCATCAAGCGCGCCATCGCGTCGCTCGATGTGGATTGGCGCGCTCTGAGCAGCTTGGAACGCGAGCGCATCGTGCGCGCATCGCGTGCGGCGCTCAAACAGGTGCCAGACAAGGTAATCCCGCGGGTAGAGGAGACGCTGCGCGCGTCTGCGAACCGCACCATTGATGGTGTGAAGCAGAAGGTGAGCCGCGACTTCGGGTACGCGGTGTCGTACGACCAGAACGCGCGAGACGCGCGCATCGCAGAGCGTGCCGCGAAGTCGCAAGGGAACTTCATCCGCAACGAGTACGGCAAGCGCGAGGAGGCGTTCTCGCAGCGTGCGCGTCAGATTGTGGCAGAGGGGTTGGACGCTGGGCACGGGCGTCACGAGATAGGGCAGCGGCTCAAGACGGAGTTGACGGCGCAGGGGGTGAACCGCTCCGATGCGTACTGGACGATGGCTGCCGGGGTGTTCGTGGCGCGCGCACGCTCTTACGGCGCCATGTCGTCATACCAGCAAGCGGGGCTCACGCGGTACACCATCCTTGCCGTGCTCGACGAGGTGACCACGCGCCAGTGCAGGTTCATGCACAACCGCACGTTCAGCATCGCGCGCGCTCTCGAAACGTTCGACGAGGTTGACGCCGCGGATGACCCCGAGGACGTGCGCTACATCCAGCCGTGGCTGCGGGACGGCAAGGATGACGAGGGCCAATACTTGTACGTGAAGAATCGGGACGGGTCGCGCACGACGGTCGCGCGCGAGGAACAGTCTGGCATGGGTCGCGTTGACGACCCCGGCAAGTTCAAGCAGGCGATGAGCGACGCCGACCTCGCCAAGGCTGGTGTGATGATTCCGCCGTTTCACGCCAACTGCCGAACGACGGTCGTGCCAGACATGACGAGCATCCAGCCACTGCGCCGTGCGCCCGCGCCTCCCAAACCGGGGAAGCCGAAGCCAGCAAAGCCAACGCCAGAAGAAGCACCACCGCCACCGCCTCCGTTGGAACACCGGGTGGTCGCGGAAGACGAAGCGCGCAAGCTCCCACCGCACACGTCCAAGGGACAGGACGACACGATGCGCGTGCTGCAAGGCGCCCGCACGCCAGACGGGCGCGCCGATGTGTTGCGGCTTGGGTTGCAGGTAGACGGTGCGTTCCGTGGAAGTGAACTGCAACCAGAGCACTGGGCGTCGCCGGTGCTCGCGGATGTTCCTTGGGACGCGGTGGTCGTGACGGAACGAACGCAGACGCGGGCACAGCTCGAACTCGCGGTTCGTCGATGGCACGGGCTCGCGGCGTCACCTCGTGGCGTGGCGGACCCCGGCGAGTTCCCGCGCATCGTGAAGTACAAGGGCAAGTATTACGTGTTCGGCGACGCGGTGACGGACGTGGCTGCGATGCGCGCCATGGGGATGAGTGCGTTGCGCGGGCACGTTGTAGACCTTGACGCACAGCCGTCTCGCGTTCGCGAAGAACTGTTCATGCAACCGCGCCCTGCGCCAGAGGACGCGGAGCTTGGTGAAGGGGCGCTTCGCGCGATGGCGAAGCTTCCCGACCTCGCGCGCGCCAAGACACCACCACAACGTGCTCGCGCACTCGGGCTCAAGGGTATCCAAGCGAACAGGGAAGGTCCGGTCGTGGATGCGATGGCGCGCATCACCGACGACGGCATAGCGACGGCGCTCAAGAAGCCGATTGAGGACCGGGCTCGCGTTGGCGTGGACGAGCTGATTGCGACGTCCACGTCAGACGTTCCCGCCACGAACGAAGAGGTGCGCGCAGCGATGCGCAAGCTCGCACGCGGGGAGCACCCGGACATTGTTGCCGTCAAGCAAGACGGGAAGCTCTACATCGTGCGTGGCGCCGCGTACGTTGCGGCAGCCAAGGCGCTCGGGATGCCGCGCATCCCCATCACGACGGCAGAGCCAGCAGCGCGCCAAGCTGGTGCGGTGCCAGAAGGCATCGAGGGCTTCGCGGTGCTCGCACGAGATGGCGCTCCTGAGAAGGGTGACAAGCCGCGCACGAAGGAAGAGGAGCGCGCCTTGCGGCAAGCAGCGCGGCACGCGCTCGCCATGGTTGGCCTAACGTCGGCAGATGGCGTGATTGCGCGCATCCCTGGTAGTACGCCCATCGCACCGCAATACGGCGCAGACAAGCTACGCGCTGGGGATACCGGACCCGGCGCAGCCGCAACGCATGGTTGGGACGACGTCGTGCGTGTCAAACCGAAGTACATGCGACTCGCCATGCACGCTCTCGCGAAGCTACGCCCAGAAGATGTGAAGAACCCGAAGGCTGCGTTGGGGTCGCTCAGTCCAGATGAGCTGTTCGGGCTGGTGCTGCTCTTGCACGAGGAGGCACACGGTGCATCGCCAATCATGCGCCATGCATACGTGGACGCTGGGGTTGGCGTCGAAGAGGCCATGACGGAGATGCTCGCTCGACGGTCGGCGCGAGCGTTGTTTGGCGTGCCACCAGATGGCGGAGACACGGTGAACCAATCTGCGCTGCGCCAACCTTCCCACTACAAGGGGCAGTGGGACATAGCTGCGGCTTCCACCTATCGGGACTACCAACGGGCGTTGCTCACGCACGCGCATGAGGCGCTGCGCCTTGCGAACCCGAAGATAAAGCCAGAAGAGGTGCCGGAGCTGTTGGAGCGGGCTGGAGCGCGCTTGCGTGGCGGGAAGCCTCCGGTCCCAATCAACGGACCTCCTGAGCACATCATGCGTTTGTTGGAGGAGCTTGCTCCTAGCTTGTCGGTTGAGGAGCGCAGGAAGCTGCGGGACAAGATACTGGCGGACCCGAATCTGATGAGAGACAAAGCCGAAGCCCAAGAAGAGGCCACGGTGGTGAGAATCGCGGGCACGAAGCGCAAGGCAGGGTGCTGATGGAACCGCTCGGACGAAACGACCTCGATGGCGCGCTCGCTGTGGCACGCGCAGAACTAGAAGAAACCGGGGAGCTATCGCCGGAAACCGGCGAGACGCTTTACATGCTGCAAGACGACCCGACCGAGCTGCTGGCAGCCTACCGGGCGCTCTACGCAGAACTCGGAATCACCTATCCAGAGGACTAGGCTTGGCTTGACCCGCCAGTTCGCGGTACGCTCGGCCGTATGGCAGGTGAGCTTCTCGACCTCGTAGAGCGCGACCAGCTTGGGCGCGTGACCACCGCTGTGCATCGTGCCATCGCTCGCTCGTTCGACGACGACCTTGCGGCTGCGAAGAACGGGCGCGTCGTGTCGTACCTCACGGGCGCGGAAACGCGACGTCGTTTCGACATCTGCATCCGCATCGTAAAGGTGTGCCGCGGAGACCTGAAGTGGTCGGTTGTGCGCATCTGCGACAACTTGTATCGTTTCCTGCGCGCCGAACTGGACGGGCAGGACTGGAAGCCCGACGCTCGCCTCATCTGGACACCATCGTGAAGGAGCCGTGACCATGCCTCCGACCGTCGCACATCTGTTGAACAGCATCTCCGAAGCACTCCAACCGCTGCACAAGGCACCTCCAGAAGGAGCGCCACAGGTTGCGACGACGTTGCGCGACGCGGCGACGGCCATCACAGCGTTGGCTGACAAGGTTGGGCCAGATGGAGCGCTTCCAGAAGGCGGAGCCGACGTGTGCAGGGCGGTTGCGTCCGCGCTGGTGCAGTTGTGCGGCGCGACCCCGGCGCCAGCGGTCGCCGCGGAAGGGACGGGCACACCCGCGGTTCCGGTCGCAGCGCGTGACCCGGCTGCGAAGCGCATCGTGAAGTTCGAGCTGGACACCTACACGGCGATGGTCACGACGACCCGCGCCGTGCAAGACAGAATGTGGAAGGTGAGCGACTTGCTGGGGCAACAGAAGGTGGCCGAGGCGCTCACGGAGCTGAAGGGAGCCACGGACATGTTGACCAACGTATCGACTCAGATGGGCGCCGCAGCGCCCGCAGCGCCAGCCGAGAAGATGGTGAAGGTCGCCTTCACACCGGAGCTGCTCGTCAAGTGGCTCACCGAGCAGGTTGCAGAGGTTGCCAAGGACAAGCCCGAGCAGGCGATGAAGCGGCTTGCGTGCATCGCGCGCGTCGTGGACGTGGCGAAGCAGAGCAGCTTCGAGCAGACCGAGGCAACGCCGGTTTCCGCTGACATCGAAGAGGCGTTCGTCGGAAGCTCGCTCGGAGGCGCGCGTATGGACCTCACGACTGGGCAGGAGCAGAAGACCAACGAGCAGCAACCATCTGATGCGGAATCTGGCGACAGCGCGTTCGCGGCGAACACGGCGCAGACGCTCGGCAACACGGTCGCCGCGCTCGTCTCGCAGCACAACGCAACGCAGGCGACCAGGCAGACCGCGTTCGCGAAGCGGATGCTCGGCAAGGGGTCGTTCCTCTGGCCTCACGACATGGCACGTGACGACCTCTACGATGACGAACGGAACCAGCCGAAGCCGGAACCGCAAGACGATCGGTGGTGAACCATGGCGCGGCGCAAGGTTGCCAAGTCGGTGAGCGCGCCCACCGCTCAGGTTGAGGCGCGCACGGAGCAGTCGGTGTTGTGCATCGACGGCGCCGTTGCGAAGCTGCGACTCCAGGATGTGGAGTGGCAGATGGACCTCATGCGTGCGCCGTCTCGCTTGCCGTTGGCGCTACGTGACGCGCTCGGGATGGGCACGCACGCGACACCGTGCGAGCCCGTGTCGAAGGGAGATGCCGGACCGAACGTTGAGTACGGCACCCAGACGGCGGACTTCCACGAATACTTCCTCAGCGGGAGCGGCGGTCCCAACGGCGTGCTCGTTGTGAAGCGACGCGGCGATGGTTGGGTCAGCTCCATGGCGAAGTCGCTCGTGCCGTACGTATTGACGAAACAGGCGGTCAAGGCGGGCATCATGCCACCCGAGGGCATGAGTGCGATGCCGAAGTCGCTGGAGCGTGTCGTTCCTGTGCGCTTGCGCTTCTGGGCGCAACCAGCGGCGCAGGCCGTCGTGACACGCAACGAGTTGGTCAAGAGCGGCATGTTCCACGACCGGCTCGTGAAGCTTGTGGACGGGGCGATACGCTTGTGCGTCGAGCGCTTGTTCTTGTACGAACCGACCGATGCGGACCTGAACAAGAGGCACGACGTGGCGCGCGCCATGTCTGCCATCGCAGCGACTCACGCAATCGTGCAGCCGATGCTGTCTGACGATTGGGCGACGGTGCTCAAGGAGCACGCGCACGACGCCAAGGCGTTCATGCTGCTTTCGTCGCCGACAAGCGACGTGTCGCCTGTTGTGGATGCACTGCTCCGGGAACAACCGACAACGAAGTGGCTTCTGGAGCACGAGGACACGCCAGACGCCCGAGCCGCGCTCGGCAAGCTCGGGCGCGTGTTCCAGCTTGACGGCTTTGACGACCCGTCGCGCATCTTCGTCGCGTCTGTTGCGGTGCCCGGTGCCCGGTGGCTCGATACCGACGTGCCGATGCACGGGGTCGAATGCGCGTGCGGGGAACCGGCGACGCACGTGGCGACGAGCAAGGCGGACAGCCAGCGCACCATGGTGTGCGTCGCGTGCGCCGCGAAGCTTGCGGACCACACCATCGACGGCATCGAGAAGGCGGTGTGGACTACCGCGTACATCAACGACTTGCCGGACTCGGCGTTCCTCTACATCGCCGCTGGCGGAGACAAGGACGAAGACGGGAAAACGAAACCGCGGTCGTTGCGGTACTTCCCCGTGCGGGATGCAGACGGCGCCCTCGACGTGCCGCACGCACGAAACGCCATCGCGCGCATCCCGCAAAGCAACGCGCCCGGCTTGAGCGCCGACGACAAGAAGAAGTTGCAGGACAAGGCGCGCCAGTTGCTCGAAGAGGCGCAGAAGCGCATCGACGAGGAAAAGGGGTGCGGCGGAGGCAAGAAGAAGCCGGTGCAGAAGGATGCTGGCGTATCGCGCATCATCAAGGCGGATGAGCGCTACGTGCTCGGCATCATCCTCGAACCGGAAGCGGTGGATGCGCAAAACGACATCTACAGCGTGGAAGAGATTCGTGGCGCGGCGCACACCTTCATGGAGAAGTTCCGCACCATGGGGCTCATGCACAAAGCGGGCGTCAACGACAAGGTGAAGATTCTGGAGTCGTACGTGACCCCGTGCGACATGGAAGTTGAGGGCGTGCCGCTCAAGGCAGGCACTTGGCTGATGGGCGTGCGCGTACTCGACGACGAGTTATGGAAGATGGTAAAGGATGGGGCGCTGACCGGGTTTAGCATCGGTGGCTCCGCCATCCGCAAGCCGGAGCCGCAAGCGCAACCGACGTGAGCGTGTTGACATGATGCCGCATACCAACGCAAACTTGGGGGAGCACGATGCCTCCAGAGAATGACAAGGTGACCCGCCTCGTTGACATGCTCGTCGAAGAGGTGTCTCTCGTGGACCGTGCAGCGAACCGACGAAAGTTTCTCGTCGTGAAAAGGAGCGAGCCAATGCCTCCTGGTGCAGAAGTTACGCAGCAATCGGACGGTACATACACAGCGGGAGGCACGCCAGAGCCCACTCCCAAGGCGGACATCGCGCTGACCAAGGACGCGCAAGGCGCGCTGCAGGGCGTGGTTGAGAGCGCACTCAAGATGGTCGAGGACGCGCTTGCCATGGTGAAGAAGGCGAAGGTCGTCGAGGAGCCGGGTGAACAAGACGCAACGGCGCTCGTCGAGCTGCTTGCGACCGTGGCGGGTGGCTTCGAGGATGCAGTGACCGCGCTTGGGGGTGCGGAAGTCGAGGAGGCGTCGGAGCAACCGGCTGCCGCGGCGCCCGCGCCCGGCGCCGCACCCGCCACCGCGCCCGCTCCAGCATCGGCTGTTGCACCCGCGCCTCCGGTCACCATGGGGCTCGGGAAGCGCTTGGAGCTGCTCGCCGCGCAGCGCGTCGTGCGACGCGCGGAGTTCGAGAAGCAGATGGGCACCGTGGTGCAGAAGCTTGGAGCCCGCATGGCGAAGGAGCGCCTTGCGAGGTTCAAGAACGCGCTGAGCATCTTGTCGTCGCTGCTTGCCGAACTCGACAGCGCGCAAGCCGCAGCCGACCTCGCCGCTGAGAAGGCACGACCGGCGCCCGCTCCGCCTCCGCCGGTCACGCCAGACATGCAGGCGGAGGTCGCCAAGCTCACCAAGCAAGTCACCGACCTCCAGTCCGAGCTGAAGAAGCAGGCAGAGGAGGCCGCTGCCATCCGCGCCAAGCGCGACCGGAGCAACGGCATTCCGGTCGAAAAGTCTGTCAACCCTGAAAGCGAGCGGGTATCCTGGCCTCTGGACATGAACCGCCCGTTCCGTCGAGCAGAACTCGGCAAAGACGCATTCTTCGAGCCCGAGGAACGTTGAAGGAGAGCACGATGACCACTGGACTCACAGACAACAGGTCCCTCTTGGAGAAGGCCGACCTCGCGCTGTCCGACCTGACGACTTCGGGCGGACTGCTCCAGCCAGCGCAGGCAGCCAAGTTCATGAGGATTCTCATCAAGGCGTCGAAGGTGCTCGGCATGAGCACCGTCGTTCCGATGCGCGCGCCCAAGCAGCTCATCGAGAAGATTCGCTTCGGCGGGCGCATCTTGCGCGCCGGGGTGGAGGCGACGGCGCTGCCCGCGGGTGACCGCGCCAAGCCGGACCTTGGGAAGGTCGAGCTGGATGCGCAGCTCTTCAAGGGCGAGGTGCGCTTGGACAACGAGGTGCTCGAAGACTCCATCGAGCGTGAGGAACTGCGCCAGACCATCATGTCGATGATGGCGGAGGCGGTCAGCCGTGACATGGAGGAGGTCGTCATCAACGGCGACACCACCAGCGGCGACCCGTTCCTCGCGAAGTTCGACGGCATTCTCGCGCAGGCCTCGTCGCATGTCGTGGATGCCGCGCTCCAGACCACCAACAAGTCGCTGTTCCGCGACCTCATGAAGGTCGTGCCGAACGAGTTCTTGCGTGACAAGGCAGCGCTGCGGTTCCTCACGAGCGTCAACTCGGAGATCAACTACCGCGACGCGCTTGCCGACCGCGGCACTCCTGGTGGCGATGCGTGGCTCCAGGAGCAGGGCGAGGTGTCATACACCGGCATCCCGGTCGTGGACGTGCCGATGTTCCCCGAGAACCTCGGCGTCGGGTCCAACTGCACCGACATCCTCCTCACCGACCCCAAGAACATCAACGTCGGCATCTGGCGCAACATCCGAATCGAGACGGACAAGCTCGTGTCGGACGGCGTGCTCATCATCGTCGTGACCCTGCGATTCGACACGAAGTACGCGGAGGAGAACGCGGTCGCGAAGTGCATCAACGTGAAGGTCAGCTAGCGCGGAAGCGCGGCTCTGACATGGCGCGTACGCGCGCCCGGAGGATTGAACCATGGCAATCGGAACCCTCAGTTTGGGCAGCATCGCGGCGCCCGGTGCAGAGCCCCCTGTCTTTCTCGACCTCGTGTCGTTCGCTGGGGATGGCGCCTACCCCACTGGGGGAACCGCGGCGTTCCAGACGACCTTTCGCACGAAGGTCAAGTCGGCGCGCGAGATTCTGGCCGTCATTCCGCAGGACTGCGGAGGCTACGTCCCGTGCTACGACAAGACCAACGACAAGCTCAAGGTCTACTTCGCCAACAACGACGGCGGAGCAGACGGGCCTCTCATCGAGGTCACCTCTGCCGCGGACCTGAGCGCCATCACCTTCAACGTGCTCGTGGTGAGCAGGTAAGGAGGCGAGCATGGCAGCCATCACCATCCGCTTCGGCTCCGGTGGCGCGAACCTCGCGCCCGGAGGGAACCAAGGCCAGCCAACGTTGGCAGATGCGCTTCGTGACATCGCCGACGACCTCGCTGGCGTGCAGGTAGGCGTGCCTACGGCAGCCACGGTTGGCGCCGACATCGCCGCGTTCACCGACCCGCCCAGCGCTGCCGAGATGGCGCTCTTGCGCACGTTCGTCAACGCTCTCAAGGCGGACCAAGCCGCGCTTCGCGCAGCACTACCGGGCGCCTACACGCTGAAGACCACGAAGGCGTAGCGCGCCACCAGCAGTCACGCGCTGGGAAAGGAGTCACATGAAGGTCGTCCGCATCAAGCCGTACAACCCCAAGAAAGGGTTCAAGCTACGCACCTACGTGCTTCACGGCACCGTGTTCCGCGAAACCGCGGGTTGGTATGAGGTGTCCGACGCGGACGCAGCATACCTCGCCACGATTCGGAACTCGCAGTACGACGGCAACGCTCCGCTGGCGTTCGACGTGTGCACGCGGGAGGAAGCGCAGGCTCTTGAAGACGCGGAACGGAAGCAGGTGGAGAAGGCATCTGCGACCGCTCCGCTTCGCATCCATCACCCGTCCGTGGCGCAAGCGCGGGATGCGGCGAGGCGTGCCGCACGTGAAGACGTCGTGACGACAGCGGACCTGCCCGGCAACGAAGCAGACCTCGAATCCGAAGACCTCGCCGCGGAAGTTGCGGCGACACCAGCGCCAGTCGCGGTGCCCGGTGCGCCCAAGCGTGGACGTCGCCGATAGCTCTCCCCCTCGCTGGCCCTGCCACGCAAGAGTGGTGTAAGCTCTGGCTGTGGCAACGTGCACTTCCTCTTCCAACCGCAGCTCGATTCACGCTGGAGCCACTGCGCCATACGTGGTCCGCTACGACATGACCACGGATGACCCTGACTTCGACTTGACAGCCGTGACCGCGGCGCACTTCGAGGTGCAGCGCGGGGACGGCTCAATCGCAACCTGGGCGTGCGTGGTGTCGGACCAGACCGCAACGGCATGTAGGCTCACGCACGTCTTCGCACCCAGCGATGTGCCAGACCCAGATGAACTCGTTTTGGAGCCACGCTTGACCGTGCCTGGAGGCGAGCTTGTGGCAACCCCTGCGAGGCTTACGGTACGACCCAAGTTCACGTGAGAAAGGGGTGAGCCGTGGCGCGCACCTATGTGGAGCAAAGCGGGCAAGCGCAACGCTCCGTTGCGTCCAGCTCTGCGCAGGACGCGCCCGCTGGCACGGGCGCCAAGAAGGTGCGCATCCACTACCTCACGAGCGCGTACGTGGCGAAGACCGAGGACGTGACGCTCAACGGCACGAGCAAAGTCAACACGGTCGCGAGCGACATACGCTTCATCGAGAAGTTCCACGTCATCGAGGGCGCGGCAGCCGCTGGCGCCATCGTGCTCTACGACGGCACGGGCGGTGGCGCCACGGAGGTGACTGGCATCGGTGTCGGTACGTTCGACGCCTTCCTCTGCCACCACTACGTGCCCGCTGGCAAGTCTGGGTACGTCTATGGGTGGGGAGCTAGCTCCGACGACGAAGTGAAGCTCAAGCTCATGGGGCGCTCCACGTATGGCGTGAACATCGTGGATGAGCATTGGGACTTGGTGAACCTGATGGGCATCGCAACGCCACCAGGACTACTCATCTTCGACCGGCGTCTCGTGGCGGTTCCGTACGCAGAGAAAGCGTACATCCGCGCGACGATGATTCCGAACCAAACGTCCTCGACAACGGTACGAGGCGAACTGCTGTGCTGGGAGATGTGACTCATGAAGAAGCTTGCTCTGTTGATGTTCGTGTTGCTCGCTGCGTGCACCCGCTCGCCCGCGCCGTGCGTGAACGCGGCTCCCGCGCCGACGTTGCCCGACGTTGCGACGCCAGAGGCTTCAGCGCCCGCAGCTCCAACGGCTTCCGAAACACGTGCTGGCGTGGCGCAGTGCCCGACGCCCGCGCAGCTCGACACGGACCTCACCGCTGCGTCGCAAGCCGCGGTCATCAGCTTGTCCGGGCTCAATCCCCTCACGTGCCCGGAAGTCACAATGACGGAGACATGGGCAGGTGGAAAGCTCATCTTCAGCGACTCGCCAGAGACGCCGACTGACCGCGGCAAGCTCTACGAGGACGGCACGTTGCCCGCGACAAGCGGTTCCGACTACAACCGCGTGTTCGCGTATCACGTGAACGGGCGCTCTGCGAAGTCGCGCTTCACCGTGTTGCTCAAGAACACGTCGGCAAGCGCGGGCACGCTCACGGTGCAACGACGCGGCACGGCTGGCCCGACCACATCGTTCCTCTACGCAGGCAAGCTCGCCTTCGAGCGCTGGCTCAACGCTGCTGCGGCAACACCCGTGAACGTTGCCGCGGGCGCCACGGTGCGGCTCGACACGACGTTCGACGTGACGGACGTGAACACCGGCAACCTGCTGCATGGCATCTGGGACTACAGCTTCGGCCAGACGCACCAGGTCACCATCTGCATTCTCGCCACGAACGACGCGCCGCTCACGGTATGCCCGACGCTCGCCGTGCTCGCCCGCGACACGCACAAGCGCGGGACGTTCCCCTACGCCGACAAGGTGTATGACACGGCGAGTGGCGTCATCATCGACACGGCTGCTGGCGTGCAGCAATTCCCTGTCGCTGGTGGCACCGCGACGGATGCGTTCGCGGTTGGCGTGGACGTGACAGACGGGACGGCGATGACGAATGCTGGGAACTACGGAGTGCTCTACCGGATGCACATCGCCACGTCCGCAAGTGACGGCCAGAACATCGGGTTCCTCATCAACCCGCGCGCTGGACAGTGGGGAGGCGCGGCTTGGACGCTCGCCGGGCTTCTTCCTGGCGGAAAGTTCCTCATCCCGGCAGCATCTGGGAGCACCGGGGACAACGCCAAGGGAGCTGTGGAGGGGCGCTACAACCTGAGCGCAACGCCAGCGCCTTGGGCGCAGTTCATGCCGACTGGAGGTTCGTCCTTCCCCGTGCGCTTCGTGGCGGTGCCGCATTGAGCGGCTCACCACACCCGTGCGGAGGTCCTGGCTGCCTCATGGCATCCGTGGCGCAGGCGATGCTCACGCTCTCAGATGAGGTGACGCGCTTGCACCAGTCCGTCGTGCGCCTGCGCCCGGATACGTGGGTTGAGCGGGTGCGCAACGTCTCCCTCACGTGCGCAGGCGTTCTCTTGAGTGCTGCGTCCATCGTTTGGCTGTATGATAGGCTCGTTGCGCCATGAGCGTTCTCCTCGTTGAAGCACGGACCCGAGTGCCACTCACCCTGACCATCGACAGGGAAGGGGTGGGTGGCATCTCGGGGCTCGTGCCTACCGTGGCGATTCGTCGCGGGAGCACCGCGGGCTCGTACCTCGACTGGGGTGACAACTCGTTCAAGACCTCGGGCTGGACGCAGAAGTACGCAACGTTGACTGAAAGTGAGCGCGGCACGTACGACCGCAACCTCGACCTTGCCGTGGTGCCCGGCGCGCCTGCTGGCACGGTGCTCATCGCGGAGTACCACGTTGATGACGGCGGAGAGGTACAGGGCGACGACCACGATGTCGTGGTCATTGTGAGCACCCAAACTGACCTCGACTTCGTGCGGAAGCTGGGTGGCAGCATCGGCGCACCATCGTTGGTTGGCGAGGTTGCGTCTGGCGCCGAAGCACGCGGAGAGGTACGCGACCAACTTGGGGTTGTAGAAGGCGCCGTCGATGGACCTGGGTTCGCTGGAGGCGCCGATGGCCCAACCGTAGCTGGGCGTGTCGTTGCACGTTGCTTCAAACCCGCTTGACGTGGGAAACTTGGCGCATGAAGCCCATTGGACGAGGCCAGACCATCGGAGCGACCAACCCGGTGCTCGTGTTCTACGCGCAGGATAACACCGGGCGGGCAAGCGCCACGGACCCTGGGGGAGGCACGCTCTTTGACTTGCACGAGCTGAAGTTCCAGATATTCGACCTCTCGACCGAGGCAAAGCAGCTCGCGCCCGTGCAAGTGTACCCGACGACTCCTGGGCAGAAGCAGACGGTGGACACAGCGGGCGCCGACAGGCTTGGGGTTGGGCGATACGCGGCGAGCTGGGCGTGCTCTGCCACGGAGCCTATCGGCCTGCACGAGGTGCGGTGGTCGTGGAAGCTCTTCGCCGACTCTCCGGTCGTTGAGGTGAGCCAGCAGTTCGAGGTTGTATCGCTTCCTGGCACGTTCGCTGGCCCGTTCTACTGCGCGCTTGCCGACATGCGCCTTGAGGGTGTGACGAAGGAGAGCGCGTCCGACGAGCGCATCTTGCTCGCAATCCAGCGGGCATCCCGATACATCGAACGCATCACGGGGAGGTTCTTCGAGCCGCGCTACCTAGCGCTCAAGCTCGATGGTCACGGCAACTCCGCGTTGCTGCTCAACATGCCACTCATCGCAATCGAGTCGTTGCAGATGAGCCTCACGTACCTGCACCCCGAGACATACTCCATCGAAAGCACGCTCTACCGCGCCTACAATCGGCACCTATCTGGTCTGTTCCAGCCAGACGACCGCAACAACCCGCGCATCGAGCTGTACCACCCCGGCGAGGTCGAAGTGCGACGACGCCCGTTCGAGTTCAGCCAGCTCGTGTTCCCTCGCGGGCAACGGAACGTCGGACTCATCGGCGTGTTCGGCTATACGGACGCGGATGGCACGCCATTCGGCCAGACGCCGGACCTCATCCGGCGCGCTTGCCAACTTCTGGTCATGCGAGAGCTTCCGACGCTTGCGGGGAGTGCGTGCGGGGAGGCACGCGACGACACCATCAAACGCCACCGTCTGACGAGCGAGAAGACGCGCGACCAGAGCTACACGCTGGAGCCTAACCACCTGAAAGGCGCGTTCACGGGCGACGCCGACGTGGACACGCTGTTGGCGATGTTCGTACGCCCACCGATGCTGGGTGCAGCATGAGGGGAAAGCTCCTAAACCCGTTCGTGGCAGAGATTGCCCAGCTCGACACGCTTGCGACTGCGGGTGACCCGGATGGCGCGGGCGCACTTACGAGCGGCTACGACGACGACTTCCGCGAGCTGGTGAAGGTGCCTCCGTTGACCGGGCAAGGCCCAGGCGCAGAGGAGCGCGTGGAGAAGACCGTGCGCGTGCAGTGCCAAGTCGAGGTCGTGACCTACGACCAGCTCGTGCAGTTCTTCCCCGGCAACAGCCCGCAAGCGATGCTCACGCTCGTGCTGCACTTCGCAGACTTGGAGCTTGCCGGGATGGTGGACACGGCAACGGGCGAGGCGCTACTTCGCGTTGGCGACCGGCTTGTCGCCATCTACGACACGTGCGGCGCGCTCGTGCAGCAAGTGCGAGAACCGATGTTCTGCACTCAGGTGATGCCAACCTCATTCGGCTTGGGGCGCGCACGCAACCTGCTGCTCATGACATTCCAGACCCGCGACCAGGCAGCGCGTGCATGGGTGGCGGGATGAACATCAAGCTCGTCGGCGACTGGAAGCTCGCCGCGAAGATTCTGAACGCGGCACCCGGCGACATCGAGAAGGCTATCGAACAAGCAGTGCGCCTAGAAGCGCTCGTGCTGGAAGGCGCCATCAAGCGCAACATCCAGAGGGGTCCGCCACCGCCGTTGAGCCCACTCACGCGCAAGACGCGCAAGGGAGCGAAGGGAGGCTCGAAGCCGCTCAACGCAACCGGAGGTCTTCTCGGCGCCGTAACCGTGGTGCAGAAGGGCGATGAGGCGTTCATCGGCATTCCGCGCAGTGCTGGCAAGTACAACCTCGCTGTCACGCACGAGCAGGGTCGCACCATCGTGCTCAACATGACCGACAAGATGCGCCGCTTCCTCTTCGGCGTGTTGTTCAAGGGGTCGCCTCCCAAGGCAGGACCGGGCACACGCATCATCGTCATCCGCATCCCGGCGCGCCCGTTCGTGCAGCCAGCGTTCGCCGCGGAGGCGCCGAAGTCCCAGCAGCGTTTTCAGGAACATCTCGCCAAGCTCCTCGGCGGGAGCTTGGGTTCGTAGGGATGGTTGCGCCGTCCAGCATGTGATACGCTAGACCCGTGGCTGTACCGACCATCACCTCCGTGACCCCAACCACTGCGCGCACGTCGGGACGTAGGCTTGTCACCGTGGTCGGCACCGCCTTTCAGCAGTACGCAGACCCGCCAGAGAGCGGGCGCGCAGCGAAGCCACCAGACCCGGTGCGCGTGCTGTTCGGCGTCGTGCCAGCGTTGCGCATCTGGGTGCTGACGCCAACGCGGCTCGTAGCGTTGGCGCCGACGCACGACCCGGAGCTTGTTGGCGTCACGGTGCAGAACATCGACGCAGATGGGGTGCTCATCCCAGGCGAAACGGTGACCAAGGCAAACGCCTTCGAGTTCAAGCGCCCGGACCTCACTGGGGACAACCCGCTACAGAACGTGGCGCGCACGCTCATTCAGCTTCTCAAGCGCGAGGTGATGGAGAACGTCGTGCTCACGACGCACACGGACTACGACGGCTCCCCACAGGACTTGTGCAACATCACGGAGCTTGCGGCGTTGCCTGCGGTCGTGCTCGTGGGTCCGCGCTTGGAGGAAAACCGCCTTTACAGCCTCAACCCGCGCAAGCAGGTGCGGATGCCAGACGGGTCGTGGCGCACGTTGCGTACGTGCCTCACGACCGACTTGGAGTTCGACATCGTGGCGCTCAGCAACGCCACGGTCGAGCTTCTTGCGCTCGTGAAGGAGTGCTCGCAGTGCATCTTCCGGCAGGTGGACCTGCGCGTGCTTCGGGACAAGGACGACGCGGCGCAAGGCGACGTCGGCTATCGCATCGACTTCGTAAGAGAGTTTGCCGTGAGCAGCGTCGAGAACGAGAGCAACGTGCGGCAGGCAGTCGCCACGTTTCGCGTCTATGGCGTGGACTTGGACGACGCGGACGGCTTGCCGGGCGCCGCTGGCGAATCCGCAGGCGCCGAGCCTACTTGGGAGCTGGAGGATGTTGTCTTGCCGGGTTCCGTGCAAGAGCCGGATGGTGTAACACTTGGGACTGGTGCTGTTTCCGTGCAAGAGCCGGATGGTGTAACACTTGGGACTGGTGCTGTTTCCGGGCAACCCGGCGACGGCCCATACCAGTACCGCTCGGAGGACTACTGGAACGACTGAGGAACCGCACACCTCGGAGGCCAAGATGAACGTGAGAGCAAAGGAACACTTCGTGCTGAACCTGGAGCGCGGCGCAAACTACGGCGGTCACCCGGAGTGCGCGGGCTCCCACTTCAGCGCTGTGCTGCTGGATTACGACAAGGACGGGAACGAACACCGTCGCCTTGTCGAGCGGGAACTGCCTGGGGCGCTCACGTGGCTGCCGGGCGAAACGAAGCGCAACCTGCCAGATGTCATCGGGAAGAGCCCCGTGTTACGACGGGCAGTCGCGCGAGGCATCTTGTTCGTGGTACAAGACTGACTACGAGGTGAGCCATGTCGTCGTTGCTCCTGTCGTCGAAGATCGTCATCGAAGAGGAAGAGCCGCAGATTCGGCAGATTCCGTCCGCGCCCACCTCCGTGCTTGGGGTGGTCGGTGTGACCGAGAAGGGACCGATTGGCGAGTATGTCGAGGTGACCTCGCCCGAGCAGTTCAAAGCCATCTTCGGTGGCTACGTGACGTCGGGAGAAGTCGCGCAAGCGCTCGATGGCTGGTGGACCAACCAGCAAGGCCAGAAGGCGTATGTCGCGCGCGTCGTGCATTGCACCGACGCCAGCGACCCAACGACCAAAACGAGCGCGGCAGCTAGCCTCACGTTGCAGAGCGACGCGGTCGCCGCGTCTGCTGGCTACGCTGCTGCGTCGGTTGCGGCGCCCTGGGCGCTTGCTCACGGCGACACTCTTGTGGTCGCCATCGACGGCGGGCTCCCGGCAACCGCCACGTTCAACGCCACGGCTGCGGCGCGCGAGAACACGCCTGCTGAAACCTACGCGCTGAGCAACGGCCAGACCCTCATCCTCAAGGTGGACCGCGGCGCAGTGCAGACCATTGCGTTTCTGACGAGCGAGTTCGTGGACATCGCCAACGCGACCGCAGAGGAAGTCGCCGCGGTCATCAACGCCAATGTCGCTGGCGCCCGCGCCACGGTGACGAGTGGCGGAACCAAGGTGACCATCACGAGTGACACGAAGGGCACCGGCTCGTACATCGAGGTGACTGGAGGCACGGCGAACACGGCGCTCGCCTTCAACACCGCAGAAGTGCAGGGCACAGGCAACGTCGCAGACATCACGCAGGTGAGCGCTGCGGAAGCGGAAACGGTCATCGAGGCCGCTGTCGCTGGGTGCGCTGTGAGCGTGGTTGGTGGCTACTTGCGCATCACGAGCAGCACGACCGGAGCAAGCTCCAGCGTGCAGGTGCAGGCGAGCAGCACCGCCGACGACGAGTTCGGCTTCGACAACGCCACGCACAGCGGCTCCGCTGGAGGCGTGGTCAACGTCATCGACGTGGATGCCAAGTACGACGGCACCTACGCCAACGCCCTCTCCATCCAGATTGCTGCGGCGACGAACGGGGAAGCAGCGTGCTTCAACCTGCTCATCGTGCGCGCTGGCGTCATTCTGGAGACGTGGCCCAACCTCTCGACCGACTCTGCATCCGACGACTACTACGAGACGGTCGTGAACGATGAGAGCACGGGCTCCAACTACATCACGCTCACGGACCTGCTCTCCGGGTATGGCCCAGCCGTCGGCACGTTTGGGCCTCTGACCGGAGGTGACGATGGCCTCGTCGGGCTCGTCGATGCGGACTTCACTGGAGGCGTCGGCGTCAACGGGCGCGTTGGGATGCGCACGCTCGACCTTGCGCTCGACCTCGCGCTCCTCATCATCCCCGGTCGCGCCACGAGCGCGGTGCACAACGCGATGGTTGCGTATTGCGAGGTGACGCGAAACCGTTCGGTGTTCCCAATCCTCGACCCGCCTGCCGCGATGAGCGCGACCGACATCGTGACATACGTGGAAACGACGGCAGCGCTGCTCGGACTGAGCGAGTTCGGCGCCATCTACTGGCCTCGCATCAAGGTGGCGAACCCGAGCACCGCGGTGTTCGGGTCTGGCACTACCATCACCGTTGCGCCTAGCGGCTACGTCGCTGGCGTTTGCGCACGCACCGATGCGGCGCGCGGTGGTGGCGTCTATGATGCGCCCGCGGGCACGGAGCGCGGCGTTGTGTTCGGGTGCCTTGGGTTCGAGACGGACGAGGTGCTCGACGAGGCGAAGCGCGACCTCGTGTACCCGAAGCGCATCAACCCCATCACGCGCATCAAGGGGTCGCCGTGCTACATCGACGGCTCTCGCACGCTCAAGGCCAACGGGAACTTCCCCAGCGTGAGTGAGCGCAGGGGCGTCATCTTCATCGAGCAGTCCATCAAGGACGGCCTCCAGTACGCGCGCCACTCGAACAACGACGAGCTGCTGCGTGCGTCCGTGGCGCGCACTGTGGAGGGCTTCCTCACAGTGCAGATGAAGCATCGTGCCTTCCGGTCGCAAGACCCCGCGAAGGCGTTCCTCGTGGACTTCGGCGAGGGGCTCAACACTCCCGCCGTCGTGTTCGCCAACAAGCTCGTCGGGCGCATCGGGCTGGCTACGCAGAAGCCTGCCGAGTTCATCGTCTTGCGCTTCTCGCAGGACACGCGCGCGTTTGATACTGCTGCGTAAGGAGGCACGCCATGCCAGTCGTAGGCACGCCCAGGAAGTTCCACCACAAGTACAAGTTCGTCGTCGAGGTCGATGGCTTCGCGTCATCGCACTTCCAGAAGTGCAGCGAGTTGTCGAGCGAGGTCGCGGTTGTCGAGTACAGCGAGGGTGGCACGCTCATCGCCAACAAGTCGCCCGGACGCATCACGTTCTCCGAACTGACGTTGGAGCGCGGCGCCACGAGCGACCTCGACATGTTCCGCTGGTACAAGGACGTGGCGAACGCCGCTGCCAACGCAGGCAAGGCGGACCCCTCGTTCCGCAAGAACCTCGACATCGTGCAACAGGAGCGTGATGGGACCACGCTTCGCCGATGGCGCCTCACGGGCGCTTGGCCGTCGAAGTTCGTCGCTGGGGATTGGGACAACGAGGCCGACGAGACGGTCATCGAGTCCATCACGCTCCAGTACGACTACTTCGACATCGTGTCGTAGCAAGTGGCGGGCGCGCCGCACCGCGCCTGCGCAGGAACGCGAAGGGAGTCACGCCCATGTCCGAGATTCGCTCTGTCGTCTGTCCATCCGGCCTCGCCGGAGAAGTTCGCGGCCTCAAGACCAAGGAGGCCAACCTCTTCACAAGCCCATCGTTCCTCCGCTCTGGCGGAGCGCTCGACCAAGTGCTCGCCGCGTGTTGGATGAGCACCGCGGACCACGGCATCTACCCGTCGTTCGAGCAAGGCAAGGGGAACTGGGGGAAGGTGCTGGTGTGCGACCGCTTCGTGGCGCTCATGCACATCCGCATCGCCACCTACGGCGCGCAGTACGACTTCGGCTTGCAGTGCACGCAGCAGATGTGCCGACAGCGCTTCGAGTGGAGCGTGAACCTGCTCGACGACTTGCCAGTCAAGTCGTTGCCAGAAGACAGCAAGCGCATCGTCGCGGAAGGCAACGTGTTCGAGAGCGAGCTTGCCGGGCGCCGCGTGACGTACCGATTGCTCAACGGCGATGATGAGCGCCAAGCGTCCAAGCGGATGGCGCAGAGCAGGCAAGCTGGGGCGTCGCGCATCGCCACCATCTCGCTCGCAGCGCGCATCATCGACATCGACGGCGTGCATGCGAACGACAAGCTGCGGTGGCTCGACGACCTCGACATGGGCGACGCGACCGAGTTCATCGCGACGATGGACGAGAGCGACGGTGGCGTGAACACGACCATCGAGGTTGAGTGCCCGCACTGCGGCGCCATCCTGGACGTTGACCTCCCTTTCGACCGCCCATTCTGGGCGCCTCGGAAGAAGCCGCTGACATCGGCGACCTGAACGCCGAGCAAGCCGCGCTATTGTTCCCCGTGAACGGGGACGACTTGTGGAACAAGCTCTTCGCGGCTACGTACCGTTCTCACGGCGGAAGCGGCTCGAACCTTACGCTGACCGAGGCTTTTGAGCTAGACTGGAGCCGTATGGAATGGTGGTACGAGCAAGTCGAGGAGTACCGGAAGCAGGAGGCCGCTGCCATCCGGCGCGCCAACACGCGCTCTGGTAGGAGGTCGCGATGGCGCTGAACCCATCATACTCGTGCACGTCTGCCTTTCGGACGCGACAGCGTGCGCGGACCACCAACGTGCACCCATGCTTGCCCTCTCGCGATGAGCCCGGCCATCACGCTCGTCACGCCGGTTGTTCGCTCATAAGCAAAGCCGTGGCACGGAAACAACATTGGAGCAAGCGCCATGGCTTTGAATAACTTGGGTTTGGGCTTCCTCATCACCGCCAAGGATGCCGCAAGCGCGGTCTTCTCCCAGGTCGGGAACGCCATGCAGGGCTTGAGCGGCAAAGGGGCGCAGCTCACCCAGAGCCTAGACCAAGCATGGGACCGCATTGGGCAAGCAGGCCAGAAGATGCACGACGTTGGCATGGCTGGGCTGAGCTTTCTTGAGCGCGCCACGGATGCGTCGAACAAGTTCGAGACGGCCATCGCGAAGATATCCACCATCGCGAACCAGACGGAGTTCCCCGTGACTCGCTTGAGCGGCAAAGAGGCGCAGCTCACCCAGAGCCTAGACCAAGCATGGGACCGCATTGGGCAAGCAGGCCAGAAGATGCACGACGTTGGCATGGCTGGGCTGAGCTTTCTTGGGCGCGCCACGGATGCGTCGAACAAGTTCGAGACGGCCATCGCGAAGATATCCACCATCGCGAACCAGACGGAGTTCCCCGTGACTCGCTTGCGCGACATCGTGATGAGCATGTCGCAGCAGTTCGGTGGCGACCTCGAAACGCAAGCTGCGGCGCTCTACACCGCCATCGGTAGCGGCGCCGAGAAAGCCGCGGATGCGGTCGCTGTGCTGGAGGCGTCGAACAAGCTCGCCATCGGCGGGTTAGTGTCGGTGGACGTGGCGATGAACGGGCTCATGGGAACGCTCAACGCCTACGGCATGTCGCTCACGAGGGCAACGGAGGTGAGCGACATGTTCTTCGCTGCCGTGCGCCTCGGCGGCAGCGACATGGGAGTTGGCAAGCTCTCGGAAGGCATCGGGCGCGTTGCCCCTACGGCAGCGGTCCTCAAGGTGAGCATCGCGGACCTCACAGCAACCATCGCTGCGCTCACGGCAAGTGGTATCAAGACCGATGAAGCCATCACAGGGATGAAGGCGGTCTTCGACCAGATTATCAAGCCAACGAGCAAGGCTGCCGCCGAAGCAAAGCGCCTCGGCATCGAGTTCAACAGCGCCGCGCTTCGGAGCAAGGGCTTCGAGCGCTTCATGATGGACATCATCAACAACCCGAAGCTTGCCGCGGACAGCATGGAACTTCTGTTCGGGTCGAGCACGGAGGCGCTCAATGCCGTCAACGTCATGGCTGCTGGTGGAGGTGCCAAGTTCCTCGACTTCATCAAGCAGGTGCGCGGCTCCGCGGGCGCCACGGACAGCGCCTTCAAGACGCTGGCGCAGACGGGGGAGTTCGCAGCGACCGTGCTCAAGTCGAACCTTCAGATTGCCCTCGTGAAGATTGGCGACGTGCTGGCGCCGATTCTTGGGTACATGCTCCAGATCATCAACAAGCTGGTGGTGGCGTTCAACAACCTACCAGCGCCGCTGCGCAAGCTCCTCGTTGGCGGGACTGCCATCGGCTCCATCTTGCTCGTCGTGGCGGGCACCATCCTCACGACGGTCGCGGCGGTCGCCGCGCTTGCGGCAGCGTTCGCCGCGGTTGGATGGGAGGTCATCCTCATCGCGGCAGCGGCGGTTGTCGCCGTGATGCAGTACGTCGGCGCCGCGTTTGTTGCGGCAGCCGGGGTGGCGTACGGCTTCTACACGGCTATTCAGAAGAACCTTGGAGGGTTCGGCACGTGGTTCCAGTCCGTGTTCGGACAGGCATCTGGCGCCTTGACGGCATTCCAGGGGCTCATGGAAGGCAACGGCAAGCTGACGGGCGACGCGGCGACCGCCTACTTGGGACTCGGGGACGGGGTGAAGAACGCCATCACTACCATCTGGTTGTACTGGGAGCGCCTCAAGGCGTTCGTGTCTGGCATCAGCGCCGGGTTCTCCACGGGGATGGACGCGCTCGCACCAGCATTCCAGTCCCTCGTCACGAGCTTGCAGGCGCTAGGCGCCGCGCTCGGGTTCTCGAAGTCGAGTGCGGAGGACAACGCCTCGGCGTATGAGCAGTTCGAGCAAGTCGGGCGCACGGTTGGGCAGGGGCTCGCCACGGTCTTCGGGCTCATCGTGCAGGGCGTTCAGATAGTTGTGGACGTCTGGACCGGGCTCGTCAGCGGCTTCAAGGCGATGGGTCCGGTGATTGGCGTGCTTGGGGGTGCGTTCGGGCTTCTCATCGACTCGTTCGGCCAGCTCCTCGGCGCCTTCGGGTCCGCGGACGTTGCAGGAGAGAAGAACCGCTCCGGGTGGCAGACCCTCGGCGCCGTCATTGGCGCCGTTGGCGCCATCTTTGCCTACGTCATCGCAGCCATCGTTTACGCTGTGAGCATCCTCGTCGGCGTTGCTGGCTCCGTCGTGAGCGGCATCGTGAGCATCTTCAGCGGCATCGTGTCTGTCGTGATGGGCGTTTGGACGTTCCTGCGCGGCTTGTTCACGGGCGACTGGCCGACGATGTGGCAAGGGCTCGCCATGGTGGTGTTCGGCGTGGTGCAGGCCATCGTAGGCGCCGTGACCGCCATGGTCAGCTCCATCGCCAGCATCATCGACTCGCTCGGCAAGGCGTTCGGGAAGGACCTCGGCATCAAGGCAGCCGTGGAGGGCGCCAAGGTGGACATGATGCGCGACCTCGGTGGGGCGTTGGGGTTGCCTCCGCAGCCGAGTGGGCGACCCGCGCCCGCAGCGGCGCCTACACCCGCGCGCCCGACGGCTTTGCCAGCAGAGCCGATGCAACCCGCGCTCGCCCCAGCAGCGCCCGGTGGCGCGCCACCGGCTGCCCCAACCATTCCGGGCATGGGAGCGCCGTCGCCAGCGATGGGCATGTTCCCCGCGGCGCCCGCGGCGCCAGCGCCGGTCGTGGTGAACCCGCAGCCGGTCAACGTCACCTCGAACATTCGGCTTGAGGTGGACGGGGCGACGCTCGCGGAGGTGGTAGACCGCCACTCGACCTCAACCTCCAACCGGAGCTTCGGGCCAAGCCCGACGTCCACGGGGTAGGCGATGCAATACGAACGACCTCCCCTCATGTCCATCGTGAATCTGCACACCCAAGGCGTGCTGGAGGCGCAGTTCAACCCGACTGAACTGACGGAAAGCCTCGGCGCCAAGTACGCAGACGAGGTGGTGCCCGGTTTGAGCCACCCCGTGCGCCAATTCGTGCACACCGAGTCGCAGGTTCTCGACGTGAACCTCTACTTCGACAGCATCAGCGCGGGCAAGGCGCAGCACGCGCGCAACTCGGAAGCGCGAAAGTTCCTGATGGCTGCGTGCTTCCCGCGGCGCATGGCGAGCAACCTGCGGTCGGCTGGGGCGCCACGGCTTCTCTTCGTCTGGCCTGGGCTCATCTCGCTGACCTGCACGCTCGACAAGTTGAAGTTCGGGTACACGCTGATGAACACGGACGCTGCTCCCACGGTTTTCACGGCATCGTGCACGCTGACGGAGATTCGCGACACGCTGCTCACGTGCGAAGACGTGCTCAACATGGGCTCCGAACGAACGGGGTTGGCGTTCTGATGGCACCACGGCTCTACTCCAGACACACCTTCTGCACCGGGCAAGACGACTCGGACGGCAGGGCATTCCTGAGCGAGCGCGAGCCGTTCCGCTACCGCTCCTTGCCGGACAACCTCATCCACACGGTCGCCCAAGGCGACACGCTCTGGCATCTGGCCTACCGCTACTTCCAGCCGCTCCCGCGAGCAGCCGGGCTCTGGTGGGTCATAGCTGACTTCCAGCCAGACCCCGTGTTCGACCCGACCTTAGCGCTTGCGGAGGGCTCCACGCTCATCATCCCATCCGTGCGCACGGTGCTCGAACGGGTGTTCGCGGAATCGCGTAGGCAGGAGGAGGTCGTCTGATGCCAGCTATCGCGCGTTCCGAGCCGCGAGTGCTCATTCAGTACGTCGGCAAGAGCCCGGCGCCGAGTGGGAACGTTGGCGTGGCGCGCGCAGAGCACGACTTCAATGCGGCGCGTGCGCGCATGAACGACCTCGCCGAAGCCGCTGCCGCTACGCACGACCCCAACGTCATCGCAGAAGTGCACGCAGCGGAGGCAGAAGTGCACGCAGCAGCGGAGCGTTTGGAAGCCGCACGAGCTGCCGCGGCAAGTGCGCCTGCGCCAGCAACGGCAGAAGCGGCGCCGGAACCAGAACCGCTCGACCTGACGACACGACTTCTGACGTTCTCCTACGAAGACAGCGAGAAGAAGACCGACTTGTGCAAGATGACCTTCGATAACCGCGACCTCGCGCTATTCGACGACCGCGTGTTCGAGAAGGGCACCGTGCTCATCGTGAGCTGGGGATATGCCGAGCGGATGTGCCAACCCCACGAGGTCGTGGTGCAGAAGGTCAAGGGAGCCCTGAAGCTCTCCATCGAGGCGCAGGACAAGGGAGTGCTCCTCAACAAGAAGGGGCGCTCCCGCGCATTCGAGAACATGACGCGCAGCGCCGTGGTGCGCCAACTTGCCCAGGAAAACGGGTACGAGACGGCACGGCAACACGTAGACGACACCGACATCGTGTATCCCGTCATCACGCAGGCAAGCCAATCTGACGCGCAGTTCATGAAGAAGCTTGCGGACCAGGAAGGCTTCGAGTTCTACGTGGACGTGGACGGGCTGCATTGGCACGCGCGCAAGCTCGACCAGCAGCCGATGCGCGTGCTCCAGTATTATCTCCCGCCAGACGTCGGGGACATCATGGCGTTCGATGTCGAGAACGACGTGTCGGCTACGCCGAGCGCCGTGACCGTGCGCGGGCGCGACCCCGTGGCGAAGCAAGACATCACGTACACCGCGAGTGACTCGACTACGCCGCGGACCACGACCGCCACCGCCAACGCGGTCCCAACCGTCACCGTCAATCCGGTGACCGGCGAGGCAACCACCGGGACAGCGCCATCTGGTGCTGTTGGGGCGCCAACCCCACCGGCAGCAGCCGCGGGGACAGAAACGAGGCCGACGTCCGAACCGACCGCGGCAGGGGCTCGACGGGAAGCAGATGGGGTGTACCGGCGCAGCCAACAGGCGACCGTGCAGCTCAACATCGACATGGTTGGCGACCCAGACATCGCGGCGAAGAGCATCGTGGAGGTGCGCGGGCTCGGAGGGCGTTTGAGCGGCAAGTACTTCGTGACGGAGGCAGTCCACACCATTGACGGCGGAGGCTACAAGCTCAAGCTCAAAACCAAGAGCGACGGCACGAACAAGCCGGGCACGACTGGCGCGGCACGCACGCAGCCCGCGAGCGCCGCGACGCCGAACCCGCGCACGGCGCCAGAGAGCGCAACGCCAAACCCAGCGCCCGGAGCGGCTCCCCCAGCGCTGCAACCCACCGTCACAGTGGACCCGCGAACCGGCGAAGAACGCACGACCTACAGCGACGGTCGTGGGAGAGGGGCAACATGATGTGCGGAGGCCAGATGCCAGAGACGAACGTGGTGAAGGCGTGCCCAACATGCGGTGCCATCGAGGTGAATGGGGTGTGCTACTCGCACGAATGCCCGACGAACTACTCCATCGAGACGGCCAAAACGGACCCGTCACCACCACCGGAGAAGCAAGATGCTAAGTAACGTGCTTCCAGCGTCTTCCGTGGACGATGTGGTTCACCTGCGTTTGGTGCACTGTCATAGCATGTCCGTCGCGCGTTCGCACGGAGAAACGGGGCGTTTTGAGTACAGAGCATGACGGCATGGGGAGGAAGTATTGCGCGCTCTACACGGGCACCGTCACGCACAACGACGACCCGGAGAGGCTTGGGCGGATTCGGGTGCGCATCCCCGGAGTGTGCGAGCCCGCGAGTGCATGGGCGTTTCCGCTTGCCGCGGGTGGTGGCGCCTCGCATGTTGGTGCCTATTGCCCTCCGCCAGTTGGGGCTGACGTTGGCGTGCTCTTTCAAGCCGGGGACGTGGAGCGCCCGTTCTACGTTGGTGGGTGGTGGGGAGCGCCAGCAGCCGGGTCTGAGACCCCTGGACCGGTTGGTGGCTACCACGGAGGGGAGGAGGAAGCAGAAGAGGTGCCTGCTGCGGATGCGCACCTCGTGCGGTGCTGGGAGGGTGCCAGATTCCTCGTCATCGTGGACGAGCGCGCCGGGAAGGAACGGCTCGTCATCCGCGACAAGAAGACTGACGACGAGCTTCTGTTCGACGGCGTGCGCTATGGCGTGCGCCTCAAGGCGACGAGCATTCTCTCGCTGGAGTGCGATGGGGTCATCTCGCTCAAAGGGCTTCAGGTCAACATCAACGGGAGGACGGTCATGCCCAACGGGCAACCGATTCAGTAATCGCCATGCCTCTACCGAGCCCGTCTGACGCCTGCATCGAGCTGGACATCAACACCGGGCTCGACGTGCGCCTGAACATCGACCTGGGCGGGCTCGACCTGAGCGGGCTCAATATCACGTTCCCCGGAGGCGTGAACCTCAGCGCGCTTGCCGGGCTCAAGGTGCCGAACCCCGGCGACCTGACGGGCAAGTTCCTGGGAGAGGTGAACGCGGCGCTCATGCCACTCGTTCCGCTGTTCGACCTCATCGACCTGTTGCTCACCTTCAAGGCAATCTTCGACGCGGTTCTGTCCCTCAACCCGCCCAAGATTGCCGCGAAGATAGACGCGATGCTGCCCAAGCTCGACAAGTTCAAGCTGATGATTCCGCAGCTCAGCATACCCATCTTGCTCAAGGGCATCGTGTCCGTGCTGCTCCTCTTCGTCATTGGCTTCCGGGCGCAGCTCCAAGCCATCATCGACGCCCAGGCGCGCATCGACCTGTCTGGCGCGCGCGCCACGGCGCTCGGGTCGCTCGATCTCCAGGTCGCGGTGGACTGCGCCCAAGCATCCCTCGACCTTCAATTCCAGGCCATGGGCAACGGCGCAGCGCCGCTGAACCGCCTCATTGGCCTGCTCAACCTGCTTGCAGGGCTCGCCGGGCTCCCGGAAGTCCCAACACTCGACGACCTTGGGGAGAGTGCGGAAGCTGCACTCGCTCCCATCGACGCTCTCATCAGCGCCTTGCGGGCGTTGTATGTGGCAATTCCGTAGGTAAGCGATGACTACATTCGAACGAACATGGGACTTTTCCACCGGCAACGACGCATACTGTTCTACCACGGGTGACCACTTTCGCAACAAGGTGGGCTTTCTGATGGCGACCAAGGACGCGCTGGTTGGCACCTACGCGCCGCTTGCCACAGAGTGGACACTGGAGGGGAGTGGTGGCCCCAAGGGTGTGAAGGGCGGAGGAATGGACGGCATTGATCGGTGGGGCAGTGTGGACACAACGTCGTTCTCGGTAGGTAACTGGTACTGTCTACGTGGTCCTGCTGAAACCGCGTTCGCGAACATCTGGGTAACCGTGATCATATCTGGAACGTATGGGGGAGGACGCTTTGTCGTAACTGACAACGCGCCAGTCGGAGGAGCGCAAACCACTCCCCCGACGTTCAGCGGGAAAACCATAGATACTGGAAACGTGGACGTGTGCGGGCGCTACGACGGCTATGCGCGACCATACAAGATAACGCTGGGAATCGCGGAGTCTGGGTGTTGGTACGCACTATTCACGGACGGGTCTGGTCATATCTGGCCGGTGCAATCGTACGGGCTACTGGAGTTGTCGAACCCGCGTTCCGGGGACATGCCGTGTGCCTTGTACCTGAAAAACAGTTCCGCAATAGTGCAAACAATCTCGGCAACGGCTAGTACCCTCTACTTGTACCACCAAGATGGTACGACAACCATGGCGCACCCGATGCCGCCATACTACTACAACTCAAGCATCTTCGCGACATTCACTCTCGACGATTGGGATGCAGCACAGCCATCTCCGGACTTTCCGGCGTACGTATGGGCTTCAACTGCGGGAAAGCAAGCGTTCCGCGGGCGCCTAATCGACATCTACTTCGCGCCAGACGGCCTTGCGCAAAACACGGTAGAGCCGCTGTCTGGTCCGCCATACCAAAGCGTGAAGTTCGGTGCGTTCTGGTGGCCCGCGCCAAGTGCGGTGCTGATATGACTGTTGACCGCATACAGCTCGTTCCAAGCGCGGAGCCAGGAAGGCGCACCGCTGGAAACAAGGTCACGCGAACGCAGATAGTATTCGCTACACAAGACACGGACCCACCAACTTTTGGCGGAATCACGAGCGCCACGGCGCTCACGAGCAGGACGGCGCGGCTCACCTGGGATGCGGCAATCGACGAAGTGACCGCGATAGATGCCATCTGGTACGAGGTGCACGTGAGCTACGAGCCCGGCGCCGCGTTCGAGGTACACCGCGTCGTGCACGCTGCCGACGTGCTCCCTCCCGGTTGGGAGGCCATGGAGATTCCCATCCCGTGCTCGTTCGACATCGACGGGCTGTTGCCGCTGCGCACCTACTTCTTCCGCGTGCGGGCGCGGGACGCATCTGGCAACACCGACACGAACACCGCCGAGCAGTCGGCAACTACGACCGGCGACACCCCAGGCGTCTACGGACCTGTGGTGAAGAATGCCAGCCCGGCGCCAAACCAGACCATCTCGCGCACGCAGCCAGTCACGTTTCGGGTGACGGATGAGCCAGGTCCTGGCGCTCCAGAAGGGTTCCGGCGCATCCTCGTCGCAATCTACTTCCCGCGAACCGGGGTCGCCGAGGTCGCGCACGATGGGGACTCGTGGACCGCCTACTACGCCGCGACCTCGTACCGCACCGCGCTCGATGATGGGTGGCAGTACAGCATCCTGCGCACGGGCGGGTGGCCCAGCTCGCCAACATTCAAGGTTTTCGCCATCGACGCAGAGGGCAACGAAGCTGGCACCCTCGTGATGGAGGACTGAGGCCATGGGAACGACTTGGGGATATAGCGTCACGCCATCGGTCAGCGGGGTATCTGCTGGCACGACGCGCCCGTATGCGCTTGCCGGGAAGTCGTTCCTCGGGTTCGGGCTTGTTCGTCCATTCGTGCGCGACCAGAAGGGTGACTTCGCTACCGCGGAGGGCGTGGCGCTCGTGCGTGCGTGCGTAGGCCAGGTGCTTGGCACGGTCGGGTCGAGCCAGACCACGCAAGGGGAACTTCCGTGGCGCCCGGAGTTCGGGAGTCTGCTCACCCTGCTGCGGCACCGCGCCAACGACCCCGTGACGGCGCAGCTCGCGCGCGTCTACGTGGCGGACGCGCTCGCGCGATGGGAACCGCGGGTGCGGGTGAAGTCCGTCATCATCACGCGAGAGCGCTCGCCGCACGCGGGAGTCGGTGGGGAAGACGTGTTGGTCGTGTCGGTGCGCTACGACTTCGTGGTGACCGGCGAGGTCGTGGTCGAGGACATCACGCAGCGGGTCGTAGTGTCGGAATCTGGCACAGCCCCTCCAATCGAAGACGTCATCCCGGAGAGCTAGGAGAACCCAATGGCACTGCTACCGCCCAACCTCGACTATACCGACAAGGACTTCGACGCCTTGCGGGAGCGCCTGTTCGCCCTGCTCAAGTCCGTGTTCCCAGAGTGGACGGACTACGCCATTGCCAACTTCGGCGACATCCTCGTGGAGTTGTTCTGCTTCGTTGGCGACGTGCTCTGCTACTACATGGACGCGAACGCACGTGAGAGCCGCATCATCACTGCAACGCAGCGCAAGAGCTTGCTCGGGCTATGCAAGCTCATCGGGTACGAGCCATCCGGCGCCAACGCGGCGACCGCCGACGTCTTGTTCAGCATCGCGTCTGCCATGGGCGACGCCGTGAGCATCCCGGAGGGGACCATCTGCGCCACGTCCGAGATTGCCGAGCCCATCGAGTTCCAGCTTCTGAGCGCAAGAACCATCCCCGCAGGCAGCACGAGCGTGACCGGAACCGTGGAGCACTCGCGCAACGTCACCGAGACGTTCGTGTCTACCGGGCTCGCAAACCAGGAGTTCACGCTCGGGACTACCCCGTTCCTGGACGGGTCGCTCGTCATCGTTGCGGGGAACGGTTCGTACACGGAGGTGGACAACTTCCTCTCCTCGACCTCGGCGCAGCGGCACTTCACGGTTGCGGTGGACCAGAACGACCGCGCCACGGTGCGCTTCGGCAATGGCATCAACGGCGCCGTGCCAACCGGAACCGTGACTCTTGACTACAAGGTTGGGGGAGGCACGAAGGGGAATGTCGCCGCGAGCGCCATCAACCGCGTATCTGGCGTGTTCACCGCTGGTGCCACCCCGGTCATCGTGCGCGTGACGAACCCGGCGCCCGCAAGTGGCGGGACTGACCGCGAGACGAACCAGCAGATACGGCTCTACGCACCAGCAAGCCTTCGGGCGCTCACGCGATGCGTGAGCAAGGCGGACTTCGAGACTGTCGCCTTGCGCGTGGACGGCGTGGCGCGGGCGCTCATGCTCACGTCGAACGAGTCCGACGCCGTGGAGGAGAACACCGGCATCCTCTACATCGTGCCGACTGGCGGAGGCGCGCCAAGCAGCGCGCTCAAGGCAGCGGTACTCGTCGCCGTGACAGTCACGTACCCATGCACGCTCACGTTCCAGCCGATGGTCTACGACCCCGTGTACCTGACCGTGGACGTGCAAGCCGTCGTCTACCTGCGCCAGGGCGCGGTTCCGGCGACCGTGAAGGCGGACATCGGGGACGCGCTTGCCGCGTTCTTCGCCATCTCGAACGAAGACGGCACGCCCAACACCAACGTGGACTTCGGCGGCAACCTCAAGGACGCGGACGGCAACCCGCTCGACGGCATCGCTTGGTCGGATGTGCACAACGTGGTGCGGGACGTGTCTGGCGTGCGAAAGGTGGACGCGACATCGACGGGCTTCTTGCTGAATGGCGAGCACCTAGACGTGGCACTCGACTACCACGAGTTCCCCGTGCTCGGCACGGTCACGCTCATTGACGGTGATACCGGGGAGACGCTCTGATGCCAGCCCCAAGCAACCTGAGCTTCGAGACCGCTTCGGCGACGCCGGGGATTCCGCTAGATTGGGACGCGAGCGTGGTGTGCACCGCGGCGCGCATCGCCACGTACAGCGACCTTCCTTGGGAGCGGTTTTCCGCAGACGAGGGGTGGGACGCCACGTACCTCGGCGCCTTCGCGAGCACGGACCTGGACGGCGCCGAGTACCAACTGCTCCCACGCGAAGGGTTCGAGATGTATTGGGACAACGTGCCATGGCTCACGGAGCTGTCTTTGGCCGAGACTGCCCTCTACAACGGGGGTGCGGACCCGATTGACGACTGCGAGTGGGGAGTGTGGAAGACCACGTTTGACCCAGGCGACCTTGCGGAAGCACGCTACTGGTTCACGACGCGTGCGGTGGAGACCTTCGACGCGCTGGAAGGATGGGACAACGCATACGTCACCGAGCTAATCGCCGTTCAGAGCGCGCAGTATGCGTACATGAGCGGAGGCGGGTCGGTCATCTATGCGACTTACGAGGGCTTCTTGCAATACCGCCCTCAGCATGCGTTCAGCGTGGACACCACGCTCAACTACATCACGACGGCGGGACCGCACAACATGTTCGGCGGCTCCGTGCACGAGCCACACTACTTCGTCGCGGGAGGCGTGCTGCCAGCGCCATTAGCAGAGTCAAACCGCTACTATGCCACCTACATCGACGCGGACACGTTCACGTCAAGCCTCAACCCCGCGGGCACGCCAGTCGAGAACATCACGGACTACGGCATCGGAATCAACTACGTGCACGGCGACCCAGCCGTCCACTGGATATGGACGGTGAACGTCTAGGAGGAGCAACCCATGGCCCAGGCTGATTGGACAGAACTAGGTGGCGGACTGAGCAGCGGCTCCGTCAGCCGCGGCATCACCGGAGGCATCACGGCGCCGAACGGAGGTGGCACCTTCATCTTCGGCTTCAACTCGCTCGATGTTCTTGCGGGAGCGGTCGGCTTCTTCACCAACCAGACCAACTTCGCGCCGATGGCGAAGGGGGGAAGCGTGCGCGGCTGCGTGCAGCGCGGCGTCAGCGCCGGGCGCACCAACTTCACCCCGTTCCTGTTCATCGGCCTCGGCGGCACCGACGTGAGTGGCAACTGCTACATGCTCGGCTTGCAGGACGCCAACCCGAGCCGAATCGCGTTGCGCAAGGGGCAGCTCAGCGGAGGCATCCCGGACGGCGCCACGGGGACGCTGGGCATCTTGCGCCGCTCGACCGCGAGCGTGGCAGAGGGCGCGTGGACGCACTTGCGCCTCGACATGGTGGTCAACGTCAGCGGTGACGTGGTGCTCAACGTGTACCAGAACGACCTCACCGCCAACTCGTGCTTGAGCCCGGTTTGGGCTGCGGTCGCCGGGATGGACTCCTTCGTGGACGACGCGCTTGGCATCAACACGGGGTCGCCACCCTACACGAGCGGGCGCGCCGGGTTCGCGTTCGCATCGAAGGACGTGTCGCGGCGCGGGTTCTTCGATACCATTGAGGTGTTGAGGCAGCTATGAGCGACGCACCGCCTCTCGGTCTGATGCCAGGAGTATGGGCTGGGCGCATCCAGCCTACCGGGTGGGAACCGCCTGACGGGGACTGGGTGGTGTGCCTTGGGTTCGACGAGCCAGGGCACGCCTACGAACTGAACGTAGGCGACGAGATTCGGCTCTACCAGACGGCGGACGTGTCTGGTCTGCGGTGTGTCACGTTCCAGGCGCGCTTGCGCCCACCGCCGAGCGTGCCAGCGGGCGCCCGCTGGGCGTTCGTTTGGGGCGTTGGCGCCACGGAGCACGGGCGCCGCGTGCTGGCGCCCGGAAGAACACGTGACATGGTGGCTGGCGCCATCGACGTGTCGCAGCTCACGGGCGACCAGGAGCTGCGCTTCACGCTCAAGGTGGAGGCCGCATGAGCTTCGAGCTGTTCATCCCGGCTGTCTACTTCGACGCCCTCGTGGCAGATGGCGGAGGCGACCGCATCCGGCTCGTGAACCTCGACCCGGAGCCGAACGAGGCCGACGTTGCCATCGACACGAGCATCGCCTTCCACGCGCTCGACCTCGTTGGCGCGGACCTCTCGCTTTCCTACACGCAGGTGTGGGTGGATGGGGCGCTCGCGTACGATGGTGGCGCTGGCGGGTTCCAGTCTGGCTTCACGGGCTCCGTGTCGGTGCACCTGAGTGGCTTCGCCTTCAACATCGTCAAGGTCGCCGCGTTCGCCGGGCTCACGGTCACGGTGCGCGTGGTCACCGCCACGAGCGACCTCGGCGCGTCGCTCGACACGACCTACACGTTCACATTGGAAGACGTGCTGGCTCCATCCATCGTTGCCGTGAGCGCGCGCACCCCGCGGGTAGTGCGCGTCGCATGGGACGACGATGTGCAGCAGGCAGACGCCAGCGCCACGAACGACGCGCTGAACCCGCTCAACTACCTCGTGCTTGCGCAAGGCGCGCCCGCGTACGAGCCAGCCGTGGCGTCCGTGGCAAGTGTCAACTCGACCACGGTGGACCTCACGTTCGCGTCCGAGCTGACCTTCGGCATGGTCTACATGCTGGTTGTGACGGATGTGGAGGACACGGATGGCAACGCGGTCGAGGCGCCAACGAACGCAGCGCTGTTCACGGCAGTGACGCCCGCGGCGCCTGCCGGGCGCGACTTCGACTTGTATTCCATGATGCCAGCCATCAACCGAGCAGAGGACCGCTTCGGCACGGGCGACATGCTTCGGTTCCTCTCGTGCTTGCAAGAGGTCGTGAACGTGCTTCTGTACGACCTCGACAGCTACAGCGACATCCTGGACCCGGACACGGCGCCAGAGGAGTTCCTCGACGCCATGCTCGCGGACCTCGGCAACCCGTTCCCCTTCGACCTGACCGAGGTGGACAAGCGCAGGTTGGTGCGCGTGCTGCTCGCCATCTACGGGCAGACGGGGACCGCGCCTGGCATCGCCAACGTGGTTCGCTTCTTCATGGGCATCGACATCGACTTCGTTCCGTTCACGGTCGATGCGATGTACCTGGGGGAATCCTACCTCGGGGACGACTGGGTGCTCGGGCCAGACGGGCGCTGGGCGCGCTACGCCTTCGACGTGGACTGTCCGGTCACGCTCACGGACGAGCAGCGGGCACGCATGACCGACATCGTGAACTTCATGAAGCCCGCGCATACCCACTTCGTGCGACTCTTGGAGCCGACAACGCCAGAAGTCATCGAGCACGTGGAGCTTGGGCTCAGCGACCTCGGCGACACCTGGGAGCTGCATTGAGGAGAACGCAATGAACCGTCTCGACTACTACTTCCGCCAGCGTGTCACGGAGGCCGAACTCGACAAGGGCTTCACCTACTGTGAAGACGCAGACCACGCCCAATGGGCGGACGCCGACTTCGACGGCATCTACAACGGGCTGACTGTCACCGAGAACACGGTGCCAAACCTCACGGTAGATGTGGAAGGAGGCGTGGCGTACGACGGGGACGGCCAGCGCATCGCGTTCGCCACGACGCAAAACCTCGACTGCGCCGTGGACTACAACGACATCAGTACCGCGGTTCTCAACATAGGCAACGAGAAGTGGCTGTCCATCCAGCTTGGGTTCGACCGCACGCTGTCGGACCCGCGCACGGACGGCAACAGCGAGACGGTGTACTTCGAGCGTGCCGAGAGCTTCGTGCTCCGTGTCGTGCAGGGCGCGGAGGCGCCCATTGGCACGGCTACGCGCCCGGCGCTCGACCCCGACTATGTGCTGCTCGCAGACGTGTTGCTGAACTACGGCGAGACGGCCATCAATGACAGCGACATCGACACGACACGGCGCCAGTGGCAGTTCCGCCAGAGCGGCGCCGCGTACTACGGCGCTCGCGGCACGATGCGCGAAGTCGTGCAGGACATCTACGACATTCTGAACTCCATCAGCACGGGCGGTGGGCTCGTCGCCGCGACGAGCGTGAGCTACGCGGGAGGCCCGAACTGGTACAACGGAACCACGAACCCGGCGACGACGGCAGAGGACCAGCTCGACAAGATTGTTGCGGACCTTGCCTTGTGCCACATTCTGCTCGGGTCTGGCAGCGCCAAGATTGGCTCCTACGCCTACACGGGTTCCCCATCGTCGCTGCCGACCGGCTCCGTGCGCGACCAACTCGTGGCGTTGCTTGATGCCGTCAACGCCCGTGGCGTGCTTGATGCCGTCAACGCCTGGGCAGACGTGAACACGTTCAGCAGCAACATCGTCGCGGACGACGGCATATCGCTGGCTTGCGCGTCTATCGCGTCGCCGCGCATCTACGCGGAATACGACTCTGGCGCAGACTCTTACGTTCTCATCAAGAAGACGCTTCTGAAGAGCGGCGCAACCAACCATCGCATTGTGCGTCACTACCGCACGCACTACATGGAAGTCATCACCATCAACGCCGAGTACACCTACGGTTCTCCGACCTGGCAAGCGGACGACAACACGCAACAAGCCATCCAGATTACGCGGCACGCACTCTACGGAGAGCAACACTGGTACAAGCAAAACACGTCCTCGAACTGGTCATCGTGGGACGACAACGCTGCAGCGATGGTGCGCGGGCACAAGACCATCGTGTTCGACGACGCGGACTCGTTCGATAACATCGCTGGCGACTCGAATTGGCACGCCATCACGAAGGACAGCGGCGCCACGACGTTGGGGGTCACATTCCCAGCGTTGCCCAACTACACGAAGCTCGCTGTGCACCTGAAGTCTGGGCTCCGCAACCCGACGCTCGGCTCTGGCGCCGTCTACGCCCGGTGCACCGTGTACACGACCGAAGACCCGACGTGGCGCGAGGTGCCAGGTACGCTGGCCTACTGGCCTTGGGAGCGCATCGGAGTCACCGACATCTACGCTCCTGGCCCGTTCGCGCTGATGGGAGAGTACAGCCTCCCATACAGCGCAACGCACCACACCAACGTCCAGGTGCGCGCGGAAGTCCGGTGTACCGGCTCCGCGACTACCTACATCGGGGATGGGGACTCGTTCTTGGCGGTCAATGCGTTGCAGTTGGCATAGGAGGTTCCTGTGGTACCAGATGCAGAAGCCAGAATCATGTCGGCTCTCCACGTGATGTCGCAAGAGCAGCGCGCCTTCGAGAAGCGCGTCATGGAGGAGCTGTCCGACATGAAGGGCGAGGTCTTGCGCCTTGGCGGAAAGGTGGAGGGCTTCGAGGGGTCGTGCCGATTGCGCCACAAGCAGGTAGATGCGGAGATGGCGACGATGCGCACGTCCGTTGGCGCCCTCAAGGAGCACGACGAAACGACCGGGCGTCACGAGCTTTTAGACCTCAAGGCGGAGTTGAAGCGACGCGACGAGGAGCGCCGCAAGTGGCTGTTCTGGGGTATCACGACCGCCACAAGCCTGCTGCTTGGCGGAGGCGGGTTCGGCATGCTTCTCGCCGAGCTGTTCCTCAAGTAGACCAGGAGGCACCATGGATTCCGAAGCCGTCAGCACACTCGTTACGCTCTTGCTCGACCACCGTTGGGCAGGCGCAGCAACCATCGTCATCTTCTTCGTGATGCGCCTCTTCAAGGCGGACATGCCCATCCCGCTCGTGGCGCGCATCCCATCCAAGCTGCGCACGCTGCTGGTCGTCGTGCTCGGCTTTGCGGGCGCCGGGCTCCAGGCATTCGCTGCTGGGGCGCCGTGGCAGAAGGCGCTCGCGGAGAACCTCATCGGCGCCCTGCTCGCCGTGCTCATGCATGACGGGCTCATCGAGTACCTGCGTGGTGGGCGTGAGCTGTTCGCGAAACCCAAGCCGGAGGTGAAGCCTTCGGAGGAGGCCAAGAACCCATGAACAAGCGAATCTTCGCGGGCATCTTGCTCGCAATCACGCTCGCCGCGTGCGGGCACGGCGCCGCGGTGTGCGGGGTCGTAGATGTGACCGCGGAAGCGGCGCAGCAGGCGTGCACCGTATTGCGCTACCTCGGACCGGACGGGAAGGTCTATGAGGTTCGCATGACGAACAAGGAGCTGGCCGAGTACGGGCGCAAGACAGCGGCACAGCGCGCAGCGGCATCCGCACCCGCGCCGCAAGCGCCACCACCTGCATCTTCGGCGGGAGGGCAGTAACATGACCTCGCTCGGATGGAAGAAGGACAAGCGAGACGAGCGCGACTACTCGACCTCGGTGTTGTTCGGGCAGAAGCTGCGCACGACTATCCAATCGGAGGCCTCCGTGCTGCGCTTCCGTCGCGGGCGTTTGCTTCAGGGACACGCTGGGTCGTGCGTGGCGCAGGCCATCACCCGCGCTTCGCACATCTGCCAGCTCGCCCGCGGCAACGACGCGGCGCCCATGCCGAGCGCGATGTTCACCTACTGGGCTGGGCGCAAGCAGGAAAACGCCGGGCTCGACCCGGCATCCGCTCCTCCGCTCGACGACACGGGGATGTACCCGCGCCTCGCGATGAAGGCGGTGCGCAACGTTGGCATGCTTCGGGCGGACCAGTGCCCATACGACGACGCCAAGGTCAACCATGAGCTGAAGGCCAACCTGCTGCGTCTCGCGTACGACCAGCGGGACTTCGGCTACTACCGCGCATTCGGCAGCCGCGTGTCCGCTGCTAAGGACGCGCTACGCCGCGGGCTCGGCATGATATTCGGCATTCAGGTGGACGAGCCGTTCACGAAAGTCAGCTCCGACGCGCCCATTCACGCCATCGACGGAACGCGGCTTCTCGGCGGGCACATGTTGACCGTGCTGGAAGTGCGTTCGGACGGATGCATCGTGTTCGACAACTGGTGGGACGATTGGGGATACGACGACGGGCTTGGCGTGCTCGCGCCAGAGCTGTTCGAGAGCGCCTGGGTGGACGACGTGTACGTCATCCAGTCGGCGCCGCTGCTGGAGGTTGCCGCATGAAGCTCTACGCTCGCGTATCGCTGTTCGCGACGGCGCTCATACTGGCCGTCGCCGTGCAAGGCTGCCCTCCGCCACCACCACCAAACCCACCACCAGCCCCGACCAACGACGGAGGCGTAGCGCTGCCCGGCTGCCCGGCAGCGTGCGAGAACATGCGTCGTCTCGGGTGCGACATCGGCAAGCCGACGGCGCGCGGAGCCTCGTGCGAGGACGTGTGCGCCAACGCCCAAGCGAACGGCATCGACTTCCGCACGTCATGCCTTGCGTCGGCTGCATCGTGTGAAGCCGCTGAGTCCTGCTAGGCAGGACTCTGGCACAAGCTGAACACGCCCAAGGCGCCTCTGTTGCCGGTGCAGGGTGACGGAGGGCGTGACCGCCGAGGGCGTGTTCTTTGTCTCGGGGCTGCGACCCACCTCGCAGCCCCGTCAGTTTGTCAGAAGTCGCCGGAGGTGCGCTACGAGCGCGGAGTGAGATGCTTCTGGACACGCTTGGGCAACGTACGTCTCCAGGGCTCCACGCACGGCAGCCTCTGGAGAATGCGCGATAGCTTCGTACGCAGACGAGGGCATGAGCACGGCAGCACGCCACGAGAAGGCGCCGAGTTGGCACGTACCAACGATGACGCGCAAGGCAGCGCTTGCCATCATCGCCACACCCAGCCTCCTTTGAGAAGGCGCAGGAAGTCATCCAACGCCAAGTGCACGAGCAGTTCGTCCAGACCGCCGAGCGCCTTGGGCTCGCGCCCAAGCGCGACCTCGACCTTCGTGAAGTTGCGGACGAACGTGTTCACGTCAAGGCTCGCGTAGATGGTGCGTTCGCCACTCTCGCGCCACACCACCACGACTGGGCGCTTGTCCGTGTCACGCTGCGCTTGGCGGAGTGCCGCGAGCACGGAGACGCCCTTCTTGTGCTTCAGCTCAAACCACCATGGGGTGCCATCCACATCACATACCTCCTTCGCTGACCTTGCTTGGCCGATGCCACGACGCGCTTCTGGATACACATCGCGCACTTTCTTCGCCACGAGTCGCTCAAAGGCAGCACCCTTAGCTCTGGACCGACGCCCCAACGCGCTCTTCGTTGCGGACATGCTTCCACGCCTTTCCGCGAACCACCTGCCAGATGACGGTGTGGTCCACAGCATAACGCCTTGCCAATCGCAGCAGCGATTCTCCACCCGCTGCATACGCGCGGCGAATCTCGCGAACCGCCGAGTCTGTGAGTTTGTGATTCGGACGCTGCTCGCCCACGCACGTTCGTCGCTTCCGAACAGCGTCCCTCATGTTGTCGGCGCGAGACCCGACGAACAGATGCGCTGGATTGACACAGGCGCGCACGTCGCATGAGTGGCAAACGTCCGCTCCAATTGGAATTGAGCCGAAGTGCAGCTCGTACGAGTAGCGATGCGCCGAAACAAGCTGTGCGCGCGTCGGAGCGAATACTCCATACCCATTCGGGCGAATCGCGCCAAGCCAACGCCAGCACCCATCCGCGCTGCGTTCGACCTTGCGCCAGAAGCGTACTGATGCTGGTTCTGGCTTGCCCATGCCGTGCTTGTGCCACGTTGCGGCAAAGATGGCAAGCACGCTTGCGCGATTGGCGCCGGGTCAATCCTTCACTTCGATGGAGTCGCCCCAGGAGCAGGGCTTGCGCGTGCAGCTCCCCACGAGCACCCAGATGGTCGTCATGCCAGCGGGCTGTGTCTCGGGCGCGTCGCCGTAGCCATCCGTGAGGAAGATGACCACTTCCGGCTTCGGTTGCGCCTTGGCGAGCGCCTCGAAGGCGGGCGCGAAGCTCGTGCCTCCCCCTCCCTTGAGGAGCTTTGCGGCTTCCTCGACTCGGTGGATGCGCTCCATCGAGTGCACTCTGGTGTCGCACGCCACGAAGGTCACATCGGCATGCAGCGCCTTGAGCACTCCGCGTGTCTCGCGCATCGCGAGGCCAAGCTCCGCAGAGCCCATCGAGCCGGAAGTGTCGAGCACGACCGCCACGTTGCACACGGGCTCTCGCAGTCTGGCGAGGATTGGGCGCCCGAGCCCGTAGCCGATGCCGCCCTGGCGTCGATTCATGCCGTCGTAGCGCGCCACGTGCGCCCCTGGGCGCCACTGCACGGCGCGTCGCACGATGGTCGCGAGCTTGCGTTGCCAGGGCACCTTGGGAGGGGCGAGCACGGCAGGTGCGTGGCGCGCGAGTTCGCCGGGCACCCTGCCCGCGTGCTTCGCCGCGTAGTCGTTGAGCGCTTCGGCTGCCTGCTTCGTGGCGCGCTCCACGGAGCCGCTCGCGCGCGCCTGCGGGTCGTCCTTCGTCGGCTCGCCCGGCACCGGGTTCCCGGCGCCGCTTCCGCACTTGCCCCAGCGACCCTCGCCCGGTTTGGGCTGCCCTTGCCCGGCTTGCGGCTTGCCGTTGCCGGGCTGCGGCTGCCCCTTCCCTTTGCCGCGCTTCTGCTCGGCTTCGTAGTAGTCGATGGCGCTCAAGCCGTCTGGCATGCCGATGTCGCGAGGCATCAGATAATCGCCGGGAAGGTCCAGCCCGAGCTTGAGCACGATGGGGTTGATGGCTCGGTCACAAGCGCGGTTCCAGGCGTCGGGGTCGAGCCCAGTCATGCGGGCGAAGTGGCGCAGCCAGATGTGGAGCACTTCGTGGATGAGCACGCCAGCGAGCTGCTTGGTGGTCCAGCGCACGATGGCATCCGGGTCGTAGAGCAAGAAGCCCGTCACGGTCACTGCCATGCCCAGGCAGTCGCCAGATGCCAAGCCGGGCACGGCGCGCATCACGAGCAGGAGGATGAGGGGCGCAAAGTAGGGAGCGCTCTTGCGCGCAGCGGCGCGCCCAGCGCTCATCGCCTCGTCCGGGGTCAGCCGCGGAGCCATCACGCCCTCCCCTTCCCGCCAATGCCAGCCGCTTCGAGGATAGGGTCGAGCCTCGCAAGTAGCGTGTCGGCCTCCGCGGGGATGAGGCGCGCAGATGCGAGGTCGAGCGCCGCGGGTATCACCACGTCCATCGAGTGCGTGCTCACGCTCAGCATCAATTCCCAGAGCCGCTTCGCCCGCGCCACACGGTTCGGGCATTCCTTCGGGCTCACGATGGCAGCGCAGGCAGTCAGCACGGCGCCATTCCTGTCCATGCGGTGGTCTGGCACGAAAGGCGTCCTGCCGTCGAGCACGTCCTCGGCGTTGGGGAGGTCGGCCTTCTCCATCCACGTCGTGAAGGCTTGGCAAGCCGCTTCGCCCACGAAGCCCGCGATGAACTCGTCGCGTTCTTCCTCGCTGAGCCCGTGAATCATGCTTGCGGCATGGGCGCGCGTCGCGTTCGCCCAGGAGCGGTCACTCGGCCAAGCGCGGTGGATGCGAGGGTCGTCACGCCCAGGCATCTTGTTCTTCCACGTCGGGCACGCGGCGAAGAAGGCGTTCTCCAGGCTGATGGCCCTGGCGTATGCGGCAGGCCATGCAGCCCGCACACGAGCCTCCTCCGCCTTGGTGTCCACGGGCTCGCGCAGCTTGGCGCCTTGCACGACCCGCGCGTTGTAGGCGCGCCGCTCCTCCGGGCTCGGCGCGTCCCAGCGCAGGAAGCACCAGCGGTTGGCGAGCGCGGGCTCGAAGTCATGGCCGTTGGTCGCGATGTCCACGGGGTTGCAGGCGCCAATCACGCGCACGTTGTCGGGCAGCAGGGCTCCGCCGATGCGCCGGGCGCCGATGAGGCCCATCATGGGCGCTTGGAGCACGGGGTTGACCGTGTTGGCCTCGTCCACAAACACAGCGCCTCCGATGTCGGCGTCGTAAGCGTCGAGCCAGTCCGGGGTCGGGTAGCTGATGCGGGTGGGTCCACCCTTCTTCGCCTGCACGGGGTAGGGAGTGGCGCCGAAGGCAGCCTCGCCGCGCTCGCTCGGGCTCAGCACCTCGCAGTGCATGCCGAGCGTCTCGTGCACGTACTCCTCGATGGCGTCGCTCTTGGCGGTGCCGGGGTCGCCCTCAAAGAGCACGGTGAGCCCAAGGCGCCCGTGTCGGTTTGCCGGGGTGAACATTGCCGCGTGAAGGATGCGCAGCCGGGATGCGATGGTCGTCATTGTCAATCTCCTTGCCGAAGCTGAATGGTCAGGGTCGTGCCGCACGAGCAATCTCGGTACTCCAGCACTTCCCCCCAGGGGAGCGTGGTCGTGCCGAGGTAGCGCAGGAATGCCCACTGGATGGCGCAGTAGGCAGTCCCGCAGCAGTCGCACTTCTTGATTCGGTTCATCAGCAGTCCACGTCGATAGCGAGGGAGTTGGCGAAGCGTGCGGTCGTCCGCTCTGCCACTTCGGCGAGGAAGTCGTCGTAGGAGGCGTATCCGGCGTCGCGCACGAGCGCCGCAGCCTTGCGCGTCGCGGAGCGTGCCACGAGGGAGCCGCACTCGCTGGGCGCGTGCGTTGATGAGGCCGAGGGCATCAATCACATTGCCCACGAGGGTTCCGAGTGTTGTCTTCATGCGTCAATCTCCTTGTCGTTGGTGGCGGTGCCGTCCGCCAGAGTCACGTGGTCGAGCGCGGGGTCGTCCGTCCCGGCGCTGGAGTCCTTGCGTGCCGCAAGCAGCGCGCGCCCCTTGGCGAGGTCGAGCGGCTTGGCAGTGAGGCGCCGGATGCGGGCGCCGAGCTTCGTCGTGTCCACGCCACGGTCGCGCAGCGTGGCGAACCAGGCACGGGTCGTGAGGTCTTGCTTGGCCGAGTTGCAGCTCAGGCACGCGGTCACGAGGTTGTCGGCCTCGTTCGTTCCGCCAAGCTCGCACGCCACGAGGTGGTCGAGCGTGAGCACAGCGCCGTCTTCCACGCCAGCGCCGCAGTAGGCGCAGCAGAAGCCGTCCCGCGCATAGAGCGCGAGGCGCTTCTCGGGGCGTATCCACTTCGAGCCTTGGTTGCGGGTGCGTGCCATCACTTGCTCCTTGCCATGTCGGCCTGCGCCGCTTCGAGCGCGGCGAGGAGTTCGTAAGCCGCTTCGAGCGCGCACTGCATCTCCTTGCGGGCGCCGGGCGTCGTCGGCTTCTGCGCGCGCACTGCGTCGAGGAGGGCGGTAGCGGTGGCAATCGTCTCGCTCATGTTCATCGTCTGCCTCTTCTGGGTCGTGGTCATGGGGACCAGAGGTGCTGCAAGTCTCGGCCCTCCTACGCCCGCTAGCCTTGCGAATGCGCGCACGACTTCTCGGCGGAAAGCTCCCTCCTTCTAGTGTGCGCTCTGGCGTCGTATCGCAGAGTGTGCGCCGCGGTGCGGAGTGCTCGGCCAGAATCACGCGAAGTGCCTTGTTTTCAAGTGCAACCCCCCACTCCGCAAGTTATTGCATACCTTGCAACGCTTGCATGCCTTGCGCGCCTTGCGCCATTATAGTGAGGCCGCGAATCCAGCGCGTTGGCGCAAGTGCTTCCGTCGTGTCGCGGTGGCCCGAGACATGCAGCACCTCTGGTCCCCATGAATCCGCACCGAAAAGAGCAGACGACGATGATGCCCGAAAGCCCGACCGGCTGCCGCGTGTACGGCTACAAGGACACGCCTTACGGAAGGCGCGTGGACGTGGCCCTCTACGACACGCGGACCACGGAGGACATCTACTGGAGTGCCCGCTGCAACAGCTACGTGCTCGCCGCGGACCCTGGCGATGAGGCGCCGAGGCTCGTGTGCATCAATGGCGCTGGCGAAGTGCGCTGGGACGCGACTAACTACGTCTGGGCAGAAGGCGACAAGGGAGCCCGCGAGCACTTCGGCGTGGACGTGCGCAAGACGACCAAGCGCCAGGCCGAGGCGCGCTGCCGCGAACTCTTTGGGCGTGCCGCGCACGCCACCTTCCGCATGCGGCTCGGCAGACCGCGCTACGAAGTGACCTTGGGCGACCCGACGCTGCGGGACGCCAAGACCGTGACCTACGCCTCTGAGAACGGCTTCGACGAGGCGATTGAAGCGGCGCTCACGGCGAGTGCCGCGAATGCAACCGTGCCCAATGGCGCACCCGACAGGAGATTGACCATGAGCAAGAAGACCACCAAGACCACCTCCGCCTCCACCGACCTCGCCGCGAACGGCGAAAGCACGCAAGCGCAGCCCGTGGCACGCGAGGAGATGGAGCGACTCGGCTTCATCGGCAAGGCGGACGCGCCCGCGAAGAAGCGCTCGCGCAAGACCCGCGCTGCCGAAGCTGCCGCGAAGCCCACCGACCTGGCGCTCGTGCCAGAGCCGACTCCCGAGCCCGCGCCAGAGCCCCAGCCCGTGGCGGATGCCTCCCCCCAGCCCGAGCCCCAGCCCGAGCCGACCCCGGCGCCCGCGACCAAGGAAGCCAAGGCGCTCGCTGCCTACGAGAAGTGGGTCGCCACGGCGAAGGCTTACGACGCGCGGATGAAGGAGATGGGACCGGCGCACCAGAATGCGGCGCTCGTGCACAACACCTACGTGCGGATGACGCAACTCGTGGGGAAGCTCGAAGCGCTGGGCACTGAGGACGGCATCGTGACCGCCATCGAGGCGCTGCGCACGGCGCTTCCCGCGCTCGTGGCTGCTGAGGGCGCGCTCAAGACGCTGCCCTACGGATGGAAGCCCGCGCCCAAGACCGCCAAGCCCGCGCCCAAGACCGCCAAGCCCGCGACGAACTCGCTCGCTGTGGGGACGCGCGTGAGCGTGCGTGAGGACAAGCGCGCCACCTACGCGGAAGTGCTCACGACGGAACAGATGGACGTGCTGACCGTGGAAGCGCCCGTGGCGGGCAACAAGTGGCGCTGCGTGGCCTCGGACGGCGCCATCGCCGTGCTGCCTCGCGGGCACATCTGCCCTGTGACCGCCTAGCTACGACGCGCTGAGAGCGCTCGACCCTTGCGAGGTCGAGCGCTCGACTGCGGGGCGAAGCCCGCAGGGCTCACGGCGAGCCCCAACCGAAGGAGATTGCACCATGACGATTACACCCCAGGAAACCGCGGCACTGCACGGCGCTTTGCGCGCCGGGAACCCGGAGCTGTACGGCTCTTCTTACGTTGCCGTCGAGAGCGTCGAGACGGCAGGGAGCGCCGTCTGGTGGCGGCTCTCGGGCGGGTTGAACCTCGCCGCGCTTGAAGCGGCTTGGGTGGAAGCCGGGCTCGACCCCGAGCTGCTGCCACGTGCTCCCTCCCCTCAGACCGCCCTCGCTCGCGCCGCGAAGACCCAGGCCGGACCCCGGATGCTCGTGCGCTCGCTTGACGGCGGGAAGGGCTGGGCCATCGTGGCGGAGAAGGCACAAGGCGAGGACCTCGACTACGCCGTGGAGGCGCGGCTCGGGCTCAACGCCGCTGGGCAACTCGTGGTCAAACCTGTGGACCACAAGCGCGCCGACGAGCTGGCTGCCTCCTATCGGCGCCACCTCACGGACCTCATCCAAGCCGACGTGAGCCCGTGGCTGACGAAGCTGATGGGCACCGTGCACGCTGTGAGCCTCCGCGACACCGGAGGCGTGTACTTCGTGCCGCGGACGCACCTCGACATGTGGCGCGCCATGGTCGCAGCCATCCGCAAGGCATCGAGCCACGCTGTGCTGGGGATGCCTTGCATGCGAACGGATGAGGCCATCGAGGCCATCACCGATGCCATCGCCCAAGAAGCGCGCGCCGAAGCGGAAGCGCTCGAAGAGGAGCTGGCGAAGGCGCAAAGCGGAGACGCCGATGCGCCCAAGCTCGGAAGCCGGGCGCTGGAGGGCAGGCTCACGAAGGCCGACCGCGTGAAGGCGAAGGTCGCATCCTACGAGGCGCTGCTCGGCCAGAAGCTCGACGCGCTGCACGAGCGGCTCGACGAAGTGAAGGCGAAGCTTGCGCGGGCGCGGCTCACGGTCGAAGCCGGGAACGGCACCTCGCTCGGGCAGGGACGCCTGGAGGTAGACCTGGGATGAGCACGGATGCCATCACGCGCATCTGCCACGCTGCCGCGGCGCGCTACGCCCGGCAGTGCTGGTGGGCAGACCCAGATGACCTCCGGCAGGAGGCTCACCTCGCCGCGCTCCACGCCCAGCGCACGTACCAGCCCGCGGTACGGGTGCCGCTGGAGGCGTACGTATGGCGCGCGGTCATCCTTGCGCTCAAGCGCTACCTGTGGCGAGAATCGAGCCCTGTGTGCGGAGGCGGGCACGACCCTCATCGCCTCCGCACACAGCACCGCGCCTCGCTCGACGCCATTGACACGCTTCGCGTGAACTACGAGGACGCGGACGAGGCGCTCGCCGACGCGCACTGGCGCGCCAGTGTGCGGGAAGAGTTCGAGCGGCTGCTTGCCACGACTCCGAAAGCCACTCTCGCGCGCCGGGTCGTGCTCGACGGCTTGGAACCACGCGAGGCGATTGCGCTTGAAGGCGTGGACCGCCTGCGCGTCTACGACGCCATCTGGACCTTCCGCGAGGCAGCACGGAGGAGCGGGCGCCTGTGGCGCTTGCTCCGCCAGCGACGCGAGTGGTAGCATCCGTGGCATGACCGCAACGCATGCCACACCTCCAATCCTCACAATCCCCATCGCTGACCTGGACGAGGCGCCAGACAACGAAAACGCCATGACGGCGGAGAAGTTCGCGCTGCTCGTGCAGGCCATTCAGGAGGTGGGGTTCTTGCAACCCATCCTCGTCGAACGTGCTGGTGCCCGCTGGCGCATCGTGGACGGCGTGCACCGCAAGCGTGCCGCAGCAGAAGTAGGGTACACCGCGCTACCGTGCGTCGAGCGCCACGACGACGGCAAGACCGTCGCTGTGCGCATCGGGATGAACAACCTTCGCGGGCAGCTCAACCTCGCCGCGGTCGCTGCTTCCGTCGCCACGCTCCACGCGAACGGATGGTCGATGGACGACCTCTCGCTGACCGGCTTCACGACGGACGAGCTGGACCATCTGCTTCACTCCGCACAGCGACAGGTGCCAGACGACGTGATGGAGCATCCGGTCACGGCGCAGGACGAGCCAGAGGAAGCGCAGGACCGACCGTTCGTGCTGGAGTTGCGGTACGCGACGAAGGCAGACCTCGCCCGCGCCAAGCGCGGGCTGCGCAAGGCAATCGGCAAGGGAGGGGACATGGCGGACGGGCTGCTTCGTCTGCTCGACGGAGCGTGAAGATAGCGCGTCGTCCGTGCAAGTCACAGGCAAGGAGGACAGATGAGCGTCAAAGACAACATGGCAGCCGCGGGGTATGCGCCAGCATCGGAAGTGGCGTTGGCGCTTGGCAAAGCGCTCTCGACCGTGCACCGCATGGTGGAGAAGCTCGGGTTGGACCACCAGCGGGACGACCGCTTCCTTTACGTGAGCGTCAAGGCACTCGTAGAGCACTACCGCGCCCGCGGTGACAACACGATAGTGCTTCAGACGTTGCTCCCGCTTGCGAAGAGCTACGGAGTGAGGGTGCGCGATGTGGATTGAGCACGGAGACAACTACGCGAAGCTCGTGCGCGCCACGGACGCCGAGCGTGCATGGCTCACGGAGTACCTTGCGTTTACCGACAGCGCAGCGAAGTACCGCAAGGGGCGCACGCACTCGGCGGACGGGAAGGTTCGCATGTTCAACGTCTTCAACCAGACGTTCCCGAGCGGCTTCCTCTCCCTCGTGCAGCGGGCTGCGCCAGAGGAAGGCTTCTCGGTGGAACTCGCAGACAACCGGTGCTGCCCGTGCCCGCGTGACCCAGACGCAGACCTTGGATGGTTGCGTGACTACCAGCTCGAAGGCGTTGAGCGTGCCGCGTCACGCGGACGCGGCATCCTGTGGTGCCCGACCGGCTCCGGGAAAACTGAGATAGCGGTCGGGCTTGCGCAAGCGCTCCCGTGCCGCTGGTTGTTCCTCGTGCACCGTGCGAGCCTCATGGAGCAAACCGCAGAACGGTATGAGCGCCGCACCGGGCGCCAAGCCGGGCGCATCGGGGACGGGACGTGGAACGTGCCAGACGGGTGCACGTTCGTCGTCGCCACGTTCCAAACTCTTGCAAAGCGGTTACAGCAGAAGGACGCGCGCACCACCGCGCTGCTCGCTGGCTCCGAGGGGCTCATCGTTGACGAGTGCCACGTGCTGCCAGCGTGGAGCTTCTGGCATGTCGCGATGGCGTGCCCGGCTTACTTCCGGCTTGGCATGTCGGGGACTCCGTTGGCACGTGGCGACCAGCGAAGCGTGTTCGCCATCGCCGCGCTCGGACCGGTCATCTACCGCATCAAGGCGGAGACCCTCATCGGTGCTGGGGTGCTAGCGCGACCGCACATCCACATGGTGGAGGTGCATCATCCACGCTCCGACAAGCCGACCTGGCAGGGCGTCTATGGCGAGAACATCGTGCGCAGCAACCGGCGCAACGCGCTCGTCGTCGAAGCGGTGCGTCGTGCGGAGCGCCCGTGCCTTGTGTTCGTCAAGGAGATACGGCACGGGCGCGAGCTTGAGCGGCGTCTCTGGGCAGCAGGGCTCAAGCCCGCGTTCACTTGGGGCTCTCATAGCGTTGAGCACCGGATGCGGTACGTGCGCGACCTCGTGCAGGGGCGCATCGACGTGCTCGTGTGCTCGGTCGTGTTCCAGGAAGGCATCGACATCCCAGAGTTGCGCTCGGTCGTCGTGGCAAGCGGAGGCAAGTCGGTCATCGCCGCGCTCCAGAAGCTCGGGCGCGGGATGCGACCCGACGCGAAGTCTGGCAAGACGGACTTCGAGTGCTGGGACTTCCACGACGTCGGGTGCGGTTGCACCAAGGCGAAAGCAGAAGACGGAGAGGAGCGGCGCACGCACTCAGGATGTCGCTGGTTAGAGCGCCACTCGCGCGCCCGACTGCGCGCATACGCTCAGGAAGGCTACGAGACGGTCATCGAGCAGCTTGTGCTGTGAGAATGCGGGCGCCAACGCGCAAGGCACTTCACGCTTGCAACCCAGCCTCGCTTCGGCTAACACGAGAGGTCCACGCTCGGCTGCGTGGTGCAACGACAAGGGAGTTGACAAGATGTGCACGAAGACCAGAATAATCTTTGCTCGCGCTTCGCACCCTCAAGCAGCGCTCGCCGGGAGCCGGTGGTGGAATCGTCAATCTCCCCCGCTTTCCGGCAAGCCGACCCGACGGGCGCTACTTGAGGATGCGAGGTCATGACGCTGCGCGAGTTCCCACAAAGCACTCGCACGAATGAGCCAGCGTCAGTCGAAGCGGATGCACTGCGCGCCAAGCTCGGGCGCGCCACGTTCATCGTTTGGCAGGCGCTCTGCTCGGTGCGGTCTGCGACTGGCGTGACGCACGTGACGGACGCAGGGCTCACGCACGTGCGCGGCTTCGAGCGCATCCCGCTTTCCGTGGTGAAGGATTCGCTCGCCAAGCTGCGGCGCGTCGGGCTCATCGAGGCGGTTGGGTGGCGCAAGCTGCCCGTCGCGAGTGGGCTCGGAAGTGAGCTGCGGTGGACGTACCTGCGTCGTGTACACGGCGAGCAGCGCGGCAGCATCGTGGTTGTCCCGCAAGCCGTCGCCGCATGGGCTGCCAGAGCAGCCTCGTGGGGAGGCACACGTGTAGGGGCAGGTCGCCCGTGCAAGCGCCCGCTTCTGACGCGGCGCCCGGTGCGCCTACGCCTCCTCGAAGTCGCCACGGAGGAGGAAGTGGTTGCGGTCGTCAATGGCGCCGCGGACGCCCAGGACGTATGTGCGGATTCCAGATTCCTGGCGAATCGGAAACAATCAAGACCCCCCCTCGATCTCTGTACTATAGATCTAGTAGATTCTTCCTTACTTCGTAAGGAAGAATACCGCGTCCGTGACGCGGTTGGTTCTTCGGCACGATTGGAGTCGGCAGACGGTTCGGGGTCCAAGCTTCCCCACCTCGCAGCGCTCGGCATTCCGCATCCCGACGTGCCGACTGTTCGGTCGGTCGCCGCGGTGGCGCCGTGCTCCATCCCCGACCCGCCTCTGCTCGACCCGTCCGATTCGGAGGAGCGGCACGCCTTTCTGCTTTCGCGCTGGTTCCTCGGAGCCGTGGAGTCACGCTTCGGTAAGCGCTCCTGGGCATTCGGTCGCGGTCACATCACGCGCTCGAAGCACTACGCTGCGCTCGTTGCCATCGCCAAGGTCTTCATCGAGCGCCAAGTGGCGCCCGCGGCTTGGTGCGCGTTTTCGTGCGACGTCTGGAAGCGCATCGAACCGAGCAAACCGCCTTCCGTGAAGTGGGTCTTCTCGGCAACGCGCATCGCAGAACGGGCTGAGTGGTTCCACAGCGAGGAGAACGACTACTCTGGCGGGACGGTTGTGTACACACCAAGCGGGCGAGAATTGCTTGCCCGGCTTGCAAGGCTACGAACCCGAATACAACGCGAGGTGACCATGCACGACGAACAGAAGCTCCGCGACGTAGTGGCGGAGACGCTCCCCCAGCATCTGCTCGACAGACTGGTCGCAGATGCCAAGCGCGAAGCGACCGAGATGACCGCGGACCTTCGGTCGCAGGTCGCTTCCGGGGATTGGGTGTGGCTGTGACTGGCGTAGTGGTCCCCATTGGGCAAGCGCGCCAGCGCCGCGACCCCTACAACCTCGATGCGGACTTCGAGCGCCAAGTCGTGACGCTGGTGTGCTGCCGACCCCGCTTTCTCGGGCGGTTGCGCTCTGCGCTCGACCCGGAGTGCTTCAACTTGCCAGCGAGCAAGCTCGCCGTGCAGGCGTGTCTTGCCGTGGCGCGCGACCTTGGGCACGGACCAGACTCGGCGCTCGTGGTCATCCAGCGGCTGCGCCGTTGGATGGGCGAGGGCAAGGTCACGCAAGCCGACATTCAGGACGTGGCAGACGTGTTTGACGCCGCGGAGGATGCCGGGTTGCTTGCCGAGGATGAGGTGCTCGGAGAGCTGACGCCGCTCTTGCGGCGCCGGGCGGAGCGTGAGGCGGTCGAGACTGCTGTGAAGGCGTTCCAGAAGAGGGGCGACCTCGGCGACGCCTTCGACCAGATGGAACGGGCGCGGCGCATTGGGACCAACGACTCGTCGGTCGGGACCATCGTGGGACCAGAGAGCTTCGGCCAACTGGAGCGGCTACGCCAAGTGCAGCGGCTGCCGACTGGCATCCTCGAACTCGACGATGTTCTTGCGGGTGGCGTGATGCGTGGCACCGAGAGCATGTTCCTCGGTGGCCCAGGGGACGGGAAGAGCATGGGCCTCATGCAGGTGGCGTGCAACGCGGCACGCATGGGCTTCCACGTCGGCATCGCGACGCTGGAGTTGCCAGAGCCAATTCAGCTCGCACGTTGCAAGGCCAACCTGACCGGCTTCTGCATCGACGACATTCTGGACGCGCCAGACGACCCACAGTTTCACAAGGCACTTGCGGACGTGCAGGCAGTGCCCGGCTTCGGGCGCATCGTGGTGAAGGAGTTCAGCCCGCTCGCAACTACCGTCGAGGACTTGCGGGATTGGGTGAAGGACGCGGAGGCCGATTGGGGATTCCCGATGGACGTGCTGGTCGTGGACTACGCTGACAAGCTCACGGTGCGTTCTGGCCTGCGCAAGGATGACAACGGGTACACCATCGGGCGTCTCGTGTACGAGAGCCTCCGCGTGTTTGCCTCGGAGACGAGCAGGTGGGTCTGGACGGCAAGCCAGGCGACCCGCGGTGAAGGAGGCAAGAAGCAGAAGAAGCTCGACCTTGGGGACACGAGCGACTCCATGCACAAGGTGCGGGTTGCGGACCTCGTTATCTCGCTCAACGCGCGCGACGATGGGACGCAGATGGTGTTCTACGTGGCGAAGAACCGCTTGGGCTCATCGCGAAAGACCGTGGGTCCGCTGCCCGTGGAGTGGGAGCGGGCGCGCATCGCGCCGTTCAACGAGTACGAAGCGCCCGCGGCGCCCGTGAAGCCAACGAGCGAGGAGGCATTCTGATGTGGCACGACCGAAGCGATGCTGGGGTCCGCACGCGGACCA